CCGCTAGCAGCCCGCCATTGGCCAGACCAAACTCCACGTCCTCAAAGCGTGGCGCGAAGGTCAGGTGCACTTTCACGATGTCCGTTGCTGGCACCGCCACGACCGACTGCCGGTCGCCGTTTTTGTATCCCGCCAAGGAGCCGAACGGGAACTGGAAACGGTACGTCCGGTCGTTGCGCGCACCCTGGACCATGCTGGCCGAGGACGTCACACCATCCGCAAGAACCACGACCGCGTTCTCCGGATCCACGGACTGGCGCACCGGGATTCCGTTGGCCTCGCGCCCCCATTGGCCCATCTGCCCGGTGAGCCCCAGGTTGATGTTCGCCGACGTGTTGGTCGTCCCGAAGCCGGCGACAGCGAGGCTTGCGGGCTGTTCGCCATAGTCAGGTAGGGGGTGGTCCACGATGCGGTCTCGGAGCGTGCGGCCGAAATGGCGCGCGCGAGGCAGCACACGGCAGGTGATGTTGTAGATCTTCCCGTAATGCGGCTTGGTGAAGTACGCCGTGAAACTGCCTCCCCCGGCTGAGAGAACCTTCACGACTTCGTCGTGTGCCGTGCCGATGTCGACGGCGACGTAGTCGCCAGCGCGGATCTCGGCTGAAGACGAAACCTGTGCCGTGTAGACGCCCGGCACGAAGCGCGTGAGCGTCGCTGGAGCTGACCCGCTGTTGGTCGAAACCCGGACTGGACCATTCACGCCGGCCTCAAGGCTCACCGTGATGACGTTGCCCGAGGCGATGCAATCGACGAGGTAGCTGGAGATTCCGACCATCGACGCCAGACGCGACGCGATGTCGGCGGCATCGGTCGCGCCGGACTCCCGGATTCCCGCGCCGCCGCCGTTGACCAGCAGGTAGTGCCAGAAGTTGGGGTCATCCTGCCACCAGATGGACTGCTCGCACGAAGGCGCGTCGACGGCGCCGATGTTGTTCAGCAGGCGGGTTTCGAGGTTGCAGAACGCGATCGCTTCGGCCGAGGTGCACGACCAGCGCGTGCCCATGAAGTAGACGTAGGCCGCGTCCGCGAGCGCTGGCGTCGGCCCGCCGACGAGCGCATCCAGGTCCTCGGCGTTCTTGTCCTCGATGGCGATATGGAACGAGCCCGGCGTGAAGCCGCCGGAGAGCACCGAGCAGTGTGCCATCAACGGGACTTCGTAGATGTCGCCGTTACCGGCGGTGATGGTCAGCTTGTCCCACCCCACCGACGGGTACTTCACGCAGTCCGGCCGGACGTTGCCCTCCTCGCCGTTCACAGGCAGCACCTGCATGTCGAACTGCAGGGTGACGCCGGACAGGTCCGTTACCGGAAGCGGCTTCAGGCGCAGGTGGTTGTAGTAGTCATAGGCGCTGAGGAGTTGGACGTTGGCGAAGTCCTCGGCCGCCTGGAAGATACCGGAGATCTGGAAGCCCGTCTCGGTAGCGTCGTGGATTGTGGTGGTGGCGGCCCGGCCGGAGAATCCCTGCAGTTGGACGGTCCTGCGGGGATCGAACATGTGGAGCGCTTCGGAGGGCATTTACGTTTGGATCACCACGGTGAGGTCGGACCCCGGATTCGGCGACGCCACTGCCTTGATGTCGAACGTGAGGTCGTTGCCTTCGTGCAGAATCGGTGTCGGCCAGATGCAGGGGCGGATCGAGCAGGCCGGGTGGTCCTTCGTCACCACGGCATCGAACGTCTGCGCCTCCGGATCGACCGCCAGGACTTCCACGCACTCCTCGTTCGCCGCCCCGAATTCCAAGAACACGAAGCGTCCCACCTCGAGCCCCGTGGTTGAGGCGTCGTAGGACGCAGTCGCGATGGTCTGCGCCGAGCCGCTTCCGGTGATGGCGTTGAGGCTGAACAGACCGTAGTCGGCATACGGCAGGCGGCGCGTCTCCGGCGGACCATAGCCGGCGTCGACCAGGTAGTCGTAGGTGGTCTTGTAGCCGCCCGGCAGCTTCTGCGCGATGCCCATCTTCTCCAGCACTTCCCAGGTCGCGCCGCCGTCGCGGCTGATCTTCACGACGTAGGCGGACTGCCCGTCCGTAGTTGGCTGCTGTACGTAGGCGAACACGCACCGGAGCGAGGCCGGATCGTGGACCTTCATCGGAATCGCCACCTCGTCCTGTGCCGCGAGGGCACCCGGAATCTGGAACGTGTAGGCGCCGCCCGAGCAGGTGCGCTCGCCCGGCATGAACGGCTCGTTGTGATGGGAGAGCGGGAAGACGGTGGATGGGCCGTAGCCAAAGTGGTTCGCCACTCCGACGACCGCGGCCACGATGCAGGCCGACGGGAGCTTCGCTTCGATGCGTGCGGGCAGACCCGGCGTCCGGAAGAAGCCCTTCTTGACGGCCATGGTGAACATCTTCATGTCGAGCCGGTAGAACCGGACACCCTTCAGATGGGCGCACCGCAGCGTCTCGAACGAAGCCCAGTCTTCGCGCGCGTCTCCGGCAGGCCGCCGCTGGATCTGGAAGGAACCGGATGGGACCACGTCGCCGGTGTCGCCCGGGCCGATGATCTGTGCGCACTCGTAGGACCGGCGACTGGCATGCACGACGTCGGCCGCTTCGTCGTTGAAGACGATGTAATCGCCGACGCGGAAGGTGCGCGCAGTGTCCGGATTCACGGTGCAGGAAACGATCACGGGATCGGTATCTTTGTCGACGGCGGCGTCGAGACTAGCCCACAGGTCCGTGGCCAACTCATCCACGTAGTAGAGGCCCATGGCGATCTCGGTTGCGCCCGTGATGTTCAGGTTGCCCGCCGCGTCGGGCTCGACCGCGAGATCATCGACCGCGAACGAGCCGTAATCCAGGAGCTTCGGCGTTCCGTGGACGATTCCCGGCACGCCGGTGTCGATGAGGACCTCTTCTGGCACTGGGGCAGCAACCACGTCGGCAGGCTTCGGCCCGGCGACGAGGTCGTACATGGAGTCCGTTGTGGTGCGGCCCTGGATGTCGATCGAATAGTCCTTGTTGAGCCGCCAGGAAGTCACCCGGAACTCGCCCGAGCCGTTTGGCATGTCCGGATGCGTCATCGAGCACACCATGCCCGGCTCGGTGTTGAGCGCGAGCACAGTGGTCCGGAACGACAGTTGGCGCGCGGCCTTCCACTCCGCCGGCGACGTGCCGCCGAGTTCCTCGCGCATGCGAACGCTCACGATGCGCGCCGCCTGGGACTTGGACGCCGTCCCCGAGAGGTTCACGTTCGACTTCAGGAACAGCGGGCCGGCGCCGCCACCGATCAATGTGGCGTGATCGATGTCGTACAGGCTGACGGAGTTGTTCACGAACTGGTAGTCCTCGTCGGCAAAGTTGGCCGTGAGGTGGTTGAAGGACGGCTTCAACGGAGCCAGTTGCAGGAAGTTGAAGAGGATGTTGCCCTGCGTGAATGCTTCGACTGCAGAGGAGTTCTCCCGGACGCCGATCTTGAGCTTGCCGAAGGCGAAGGTGTAGTAGCCCAGGCAGTTCATGAGAACTTCCTGGAGCCAGTCGCGGAGGGGCTTCTCCTCCTGGAGCACGCCGCGGAACTTGAACTGCGTCTCACTGCCGGTGCCGACCAGTTTGGTGACCTGGTCATTGGAGATTGCCGCGGCGTCGATGGCCGCCTGCACGTCGAACAGCGCTTCGGCCAGGTCCAGTTGCTGTGTGGTGGCGTTAGAACCCAAACGCAGGCCGCGCGCCCGGAGCAGCATGTTGATCGCGACCCAGACCGGATTGGTGAGCGGCGGACTGTAGACGCGCACGCCGGGCGAGGTCCACACCCAGCCGCTCATGCCGGACTGGACGTTGGCGACCATCGCGTGATCGCCGGGCTTCGACAGCTGCAGGCCCTTGGCGTCGCTGCGCCGGATCACGATGAATGCCGTCCCGGCGGCAAAGTTGTCCTTATATGTGGAGTTGCCGGAGTAGACCTTGCGCCAATCGCCGCCGGTGGTGTTGCCGGATTGATCAAGGGAGAAGAAGTCCGTTGGTGCGGCAGGATCGGCCCCGAGGCACTGGCGCAGACCGTAGTTGTTGTTGGGGTAGCCGTGGTGCGCCTGGCCATCAAGCGTGCTGCCGACGAACGTCTCGGTGGTGCCGTCGTTGTCGAGGTCCTCGTAGTGCGCCGACGTGAATGCACCAAGCGGACCTTCGCCGACAATGCCCAGGCCCTCGTAAAAATCGCTCTCGTCGCGTCCGGCGGCGACCTTGCAGTTCACGGGCATCTCGCTGTCGGTGTAAATCTCAGGCACGATCTGGTCGTAGATCGAATCCGCGACCAGCGACACGCTCGTGATGGTGGAGCGGCCGAAGCCCCAGACGCCGGTGGAATTATCCTTGATGCGCACGCCTTGCGGCTCGGCGAGGATGCCGCCGTAGTAGCGCTTCATGCCGTGCGCGAGGCAGCCGTTCCCGGTCTCGTAGCCCTTGTCGCACTTCGAGGCGTCAGCACTCGGGAAGTGGACCAAGTCGAGCGTGCCGGCGCTGGAGTACGGGCAAGCCTGCGAGTCGAACGGTTTCCAGCAGGTGCGGGAGATCTTACGCGTCGGGTACGGCAGGTTCAGTTCGTAGAGGCCATCGGCGGCGGTGACCTTAAACTCGGGCCCAGCGTCGCAGGACCAGTTGACGATGTCGCCCTTCCAGAGGTCGAGCTTCGTGCCAGTGACGACGTGGAAGAGTGAGAACTCCAGCGCAGCCCGGAATAGATCCACGTCGTTGGCCAGGTCCCGCATCACGCGGTCAGCGTTGCCGAAGGTGAACTGCGCCTCGTCCGACTCATTGCCGATGGACTGCGAGATCCCGTCGAACTCCAGCAGCCGCGCCTGGTAGAGTTGGCCGCCGACGGTACAACGCCGGTCGGAGATGTAGATCCTCGGGTAGCCCGACTGGAGCGGCTGAATGCGGACGAGGGGGATGATCTCCTGGAACTGGGAGAGAAGCGCAGTCTGGAGCGAGGACGGCGGGAAGCGATTGACGGTCTGGGTGATCGAGTAGGAAGGCGAGGTGGTGGGGATTTCGATCAGCGTGACGCCGAGAGAGCAGGCCCAGTCGGCGACCATCTCCCAGGACAGCGGCTCGTTGGCGAAGTGGCAGATGTGGGCTGTGGTGCCGCCGCCGTCATCGTTCGGCGCGTTGTAGGTGAAGGCGCCGTAGGGTCCGTACTTCGATTCCCAGAAGTTCCGCAGGGCAATGCGATCGGCGTCGCGCAGCCAGTTCCTTCGGATGGTGAAGCGCCGCGCGCCCGTGCCGAGAAGAAAGCGCTGTTCGATCTTGGCGTTGCCCGAACCGAACTGATGGATCGCGATCTCGCGCGCGCGGGAGTGCCCGTGCGGGAAATCCGGGACAAGCGGGAACACGCCGCTCGGGACGATCTCCGGCACGACGATGTTGCCGATGTAGTCGGGCATCTCTCAACGCTCCTCGACCCGGATCGTGAATGAGCGGTCCTCGGTCCGCCCCGCCGCCGTCGTGATGCGGTTGGTGACGATGTACGACTGGCCCGCCGTGCCGCCGGAGAGCCAGACCGTGGCAGATGTGGACGTCTTTGAGTCGGCCATCTTGGTGAACTCTGACGGAACGATCCACTCGCTCGCAGCGATTTGGTCCCCGGCGAGCCACCGAGTCCAGTCAATGCTGTAGTCGAGGACCGCGTTAGGATCCTTCGTGAAGGTCATGCTTCCATGCCCCGGCTCTCATGCGGCACCGAAAAGGATCGCGATTCTCTCGCCGGAGAAACGGACCGGCTCTCCGGTCTGATAGATAGAGTGCGCTCCGGAGCCGCCGGCGGCCTGCGGTACGCGACCATTCGAGCCGTTCCCGCGATCACCGCGCTCCTCGGCGTGCCGCGGAAGTCCACTGCCGCGACAGTGGAGTCGCCGGCGATCTCCGCCGCACGGTAGGCCATGAGCGGCGCGTACCAGAAGCGATGCCGCTTGGCGAGCAACACCCATGGCCCGGATGCGAGGTCGCGGGCTTCCTCCGGATACAGCGCCCGCGTCCACGAGGCGAATCCGAAGATTTCAACGAACATGCCCGGCGTCGCCGACGACAGGGCGTAGACGTCAACATTGCCCGCAACCGCGCTGGCGTTCGGCATCGTGCCCTGCACGGCCAAAACACCGTTGTGGTACACGCTCGCCGTCTTATTGGCGTCAAAAGGCAGCGTGAACGCCGCGCAGGTGACCTTCCGAAGATCCGCACCGTAGGAACCCCACTCGAACCCTCCGTACGGGGCCGAGGTGTTCCGAAAGATGGCCTTGTACGTACCGGTCGAAGTGCGGATGCCCAGCCACCAGGTGGTCGAGTAGCTGTTGCCGATCATCGTGGGGTACCCGGAGCCGTTGACGCGATTGATCCGGAACCACACGCACATCGAGAGGACCTTGCCGGTCCCATCACCGCTGTAGACGGGGCAGTAGCCGAGTCCCCCGACTGACAAGCCCGCCTGCTCGTTGCTGTAGGCGAACGCGTGGCCGAACGGCGTGGCGATGTTGCCGCCGGAACCTGGCGCAATCGTCAGGCCGGAGAGCGCGGCGCCCGTCTGGAGGCGGCGGCGGAAGTACCCAACCGAGAACTCGCCGCCAGTGAGGTCGCGTTTGCCGTTCAGGTGAAACGGGTTCACAGAGCTTCGAGGCTCAAGGCCGCTCGGCAGCCACAGCGAGTGCAGGCCGGCGGCGAGCGGCGACGCGAAATCGGGAATCGCTTCATAGCGGTCACTGGGGAAGCAGGACTGAGGCTCGGCACTGAGCAGGAGGTGACGCATCAGGCCACCTCGAACTCCACGCCGCGCCAGACGCCGAGATTGTCGGACACATCGAGCGCCATCCCGCAACGGTTGATGACCAGCACGCCCCAGACCGGCGGAAGCACGTTGCCGAACGCGGGCGCGACGGAAAACGGCGGGCTGATCAGGGTGCCCGCGCCCGGCACGTACAGCGAGCCGATCTGGCGAATGGAGAGTGTTTCGAGCGTCACCGACACGGATTCATCGACGCCGGTCACGCCAGCCGGGAAGATGGGCGAGGCGTCATCGGCTGCGCCCCAGGCGAAGAAGTACACGGAATAGCGGTCGCCAACCGATCCCGACGACGGTTTGATCTTGAACTGGCAGATCGCGTCAATGTAGCGGCTGTTCTGGTTGTCGACCTTCGCAGAGCTGCGTGCCAAGGAACTCGCGAGGCCGTTCAGCGTGATGCCGAAGTTGGTCACAGGACCGAACTGGGTGCGGATCGTGGACACGTGGGCTCCTAATCCTGGAGGATGGACAGGTCATTCTCGCGGACGATGACGAAATCGCCGTCGTTGACAGTGGCTGGTGACGACAGCGGGCCGCCGCCGAGAAAGTTGCCACCACTGGCTGCGTCCCACATGCCGAGGTGGGTGTACGTCCCGGCGGGAACCTGGAAGAACAACGGCGGCACATTCCGGACCCGCTTTGCGGCACCGTCGCTGTCGACGGCCGTGAACTGCATGAGAGACAGCCGCACGTAGGGGCCCCCTGAGGCCTCGCTCTGCCCGGTCTTGCCCGTGTCGGCGGTGTGCAGGCTGCACCAGTGCTCGCCGACCTGGAAGTCCTGCCCGAGGAACGCCTTTTCGAGAATCTTCTGGTCGAGATAAGCGGAAAACGCCATCGTGGTCTCCCCGGGTTTCAGGCCAACTCAATCAACTCGATGTTCACGTCTGCTCGGCCGAGGTCGACCGACTGGCTCCAATCGCCGGCGAAGCGCACGGTGTAGCGGCCCGCAACGGCCTGGCCGGTTGGGTCCGACGAGAATTTCGGGCTCGTCTCATACGGGTCGTAAAAGTAGAACGGCTCGGTCGGGCCCTTGCGGGCGTCGTAGAAATCCCGGAGCGTCGCCAGTTGGATCGGCGTGAGCCGCTTCGCCAGGCGCCAGCGTTTGCGGCTATTCGTGGCCTGGGCCGACCGCTGTGACTCACCGTTCCGGTACTCGCTGTCGACGACTGGATATGCCCGCTCGTGGGCGAATGAGCGCGAGAGGCTCGCCGGCATCACCGTCAACGGCGCAGCGTTCTGAACGGAGCCGGGCATCAGGCGGTCACCAGATCAATCAACCGCTGGTCCGGCCGCACACCAAGCCTTCCGGCTACGAAGCGCGCGTAACCTACCGAATCGTTCCCATCGGACGACGGCGCGTAGGTGTGAAACATCTCCTCCACCGTCGGCGGCTTGCCGCCGGTGTAACGCCCGTCGATGTACTGGCCGGCGAGCACGCGCAGGATGCGCCATCCTTCCTCAAGTGCGCGGTGGCTCATCTCCTCGCGCGACATGCCGGGAAACTGATACGAGGCCCAACCGACGAAATCCACATAGCCGCCGCTCGTCGGGTAGGGATGCCCCTTCGCATCCCGCCAGGCGCGGAGGTTGCCCGGGTTCGCGTTGATCTGAGCGCGGGTGGGGAAGCGGATCTTGCGCGCCTTGGCTTGGGCTTCCGTGACAAAGAAGCCTTCATTCTCGGCGATCGCCCGTACAAGTTTGGCAAGCAGTTCCTGGCGGGTCATGACACGATCAATCCCGGACTGAGTTGCAGCCCCGTCATCTCACGCCTCCCCGCATTGGCCTTGGTCGCCGTCATCGCCGCGGACTGGACCGCGCGCGGATTCTCCACCACCACTCGCACGGTCTCCTTCTCGAAGAACTCCTTGGCCCCCGGCACGGTGATGTTGATGACCGTAGGCCCTGCGGCCGATGGCGTCCCGCCGCCGATCTTGTCGAGCGAAGGCAGGCCGCTCAGTCCCGGCAGTGGGCTGCCATTGTTGTACGACGGCGACTGGAACAGCGAACCGGCGGTCTCCACGAGCGACAGCGGCGTCACAGTGCCGGGCATGCCCGTGGGCTTCTGGCCGGTGGTCATCGCGTACAACTGAATCAAGTCGCGGACCTGAGGCGACCGGATAGCCAGATCGAGGTTGCCGCCGAAGGCCGATTTCGCCGTGTCGACGATCTGCTTCAGAACGCCTTTGTCGGCGATGTCGACGCCGTACAGCGCCTTGATCTTGGCCTTCGCCTTCTCCTCGGCACCCTTCACGAAGAGGCGCACGATGCCGGCAACCAGTCCCGCGGCCGCGCCGATGGCCGCGCCGAGCGGCCCGCCGAACTTGAAGCCGATCATCGCGCCGCCTGCGGTGGTCTCGGCCATGCCTGTGAAACCGCCACGGCGAAGGCCGTCGAAGGCCAGCATCGCGCCCGCCATCAGGGCGGCATTCGACTTGCCGATGGAGGAGAGCTTCTGGCCCAGCGTGGCCGCTTCCCAGGTGGTGGCGACGCCGGGCGCCAACTGGACGCTGCCGCCGATCCCAAAGAACGACTTCAACCCGGGGAGGAATCCCGCCCATCCTGCTTTCGAGAAGATGCCGCCCGTTCCAGCCGCGCCACCCGTGGAGGGAACGAAGGGAGGTGTGGCACCAGTGGGGGACCCGAACACTGAGGGAATGATCGACGGCACCCCGCCCCCGGACGGCACAAACGGCGGCGTTGCGCCCGGCGCGCCGCCTGCGAAAACAGGCACGGCCCCGACACCAAGGATGCCGCCGAGTTTGCCGAGCATCCCGCCGCCGCCCATTCCGCCCTGCTGGAATGTGACCTTCTGCCCGGTGAACAACTGCATCAACATCGCCGCAACACGCGAGGACACCACGTCCTTGATGGCCGTCAGCAGGGCGGTCTTCAGTGAGTTGCCGATCGCGGACCAGATGGACTGCGACTTCGCGAGAAGCGCATCGAAGACGCCCTCGGCCTGGCGCTTGAAGGAATCGAAGATCCGTCGATTCTCATCGCGGATGAGCTGGCCCTGACGGATGGCGGCACTTTCCCGCGCTGCCTGAATGGCGGCGTCGGTGGCTTCCTGTTGCTGTCCGCGGAGGTCCTGCCGCTGCTGGGTGACCTCGGCGATGCGCGCGCGGATCTCGTCCGCCTTGTAGCCGAGCCGCTTCAGGTTGGCTTCTTCCTCGATCAGCATCCGCGAGGTGTCGAGGTCGAACAGCCGCAGCTTGATGTCGTTGACTCGCTGGAGGTATGCAACCTCGATCTCCATCTTGCGCTGCTCGACCCAGAGCTTTTGCCGGAGCGTCTGCGCGTCCAACGCTTCGACAGCCCGCAACTGGGCATCGCGCCCGTAGCCCGCGCGCTGCTCTTCGAACCTGTGCACGTCGGCGAGGTGATCGAGGTTTCGCCGCGCGATATCCTCGTTGTTGGCCAGGCGCTTCTGATAGAGGTCCGACTCCCAGGCCAGGCGCTGCTGGTACGCCTCCTGCTGTTCCTTAAGGTAGTCGGCCATCTCTTCCTTCTGCATCTGCCGAACCTTGGCGCGCAGTTCTCGCTCAAGGTTCTCGCGCGTTTTGGCGGTGAGACGCATTGAATGCGTGGCGCCCCGGTCATCGACGAAGGTGGTGAACTTCGAGATCTCCTTTCGCATTTCGAGCAGGATCTTCGCCGGCCCCGTGACACCATGAGCCTCAGCCGCGAGCGCTGCTTCCAGGGAATCCCGCTCCGCCTGCGCCTGTCTTTTCCGGATCTCCTGCGCACGCTTCAGGGTTTCGAGGTCCGGCTCGTTCGTGGTCTTGACGGTAATCTTCGGGCCACCGAACTCGAAGGTCTCCCCGGGCAACAGCTTCTTGCCGGAGATCAACTCTCGGATCTGGTCATCCGTCATTCCCTTCTTGCGCAGGTCATCCACTTTGACCTTGCCCTTGAAGAGGTCGTCGCGGAGGGCTTGCCGCTCCATCTCGTCGTAGCGGGCCTTGAGTTGTTCCTGGGTGTTCTTCCACTCAGAGTAGACGATGGCGCCCGCCGCAAAAACGCCACCGGCGAGCAGCGCATACGGGTTCAAACTGGCTAGGTTGAGAGCGGCGATTGCCTTGGCCAGCTCCATGATCTTGGTGGCGAGACCATACGCCGCGAGCACTCCGGCGACCCACAGCGCCGTCTCACCAAACTTGGTGAGGAGGTCGGTGTTCTCTCTCAACCAACCGACCAGGCCCCGCAGGTTTCCAATCAGCGCCCGGAGATCATCCTGGAACTTGGCTCCGATGTCCTCCCGTAGGTTGTTGAACTCGCGGCGCAGTGCTCCGAGTTGCCCCTCCACAGTCTGAGAAGCGGCGGCGTGGGCGCCCTGAATCTTCGCCCCCTCTCGCATCACCGCGTTGTACCGAACCTGTTTCTCCTCGGCATCGGTCAACGCGCGGCCCAGCTTGAGCTCCTGGATCAGGACTTCTTTCTGGAAATCGACGAAGAGCCCCAGCGTGCGGAGCCCGCGGGAAGCGCCCGACTCGATGGAGAGGACAATCGCATCCATCGCTTCGCCGGCAGACACGTTCTGCACCGCCGCTGCATTCTTAGCGAGTTTGGCAAGACCTTCGGCCTTGGCCAGGTCCATGTCGGCAACGATGAGGCGCTGCACGGCATGGGCCGCCTCGGTATACTCGAAACCGATCTCTTCAATCGCCGCCACCTGCCTCGTGGCCGCCGCCGCACCGACTCCGTGCGCGGTTGCCAGCGCTTTCAGGGAAGCTTCTGCCTTGGCGTTCTCGGCAGCCATCATGACGGAGCCCACCGTGAACTCCTTGGCCCAGGCAACAGCGCTCTTGATGGCATCGGCGAGGAGACTGCCTGCGGTGGCACCCTTCACCATGGCGGCGGTCATGCCGTCAATGCTGGACGAGGCGCCATGCGCAGCTTTCGCTGCGGTCTGCTCGATGCTCGACAGGCTCGAGTTGACCGTCTTGATGGACGCATTGGCCTTGTTGACATCGACTTCGACGACGAGTTCGAGCTTATTGTCGGCCACGGTTGTTTAACTGTTCGCGGTCCAAACGGTCACGTTCTTCTTCGAGGACGAGCATGGCGAGGAACTCATCGGCCCGGATCTCGTCGAGTCCAATCCGCACACCCAGCTTCAGGGCTGTGCGGAGGTCGATGGCTCGGCGGACGAGCAGGCCGGTTTCGGAGGACTGGGCTGCATCCAGACGGTCCAGCGGGCAGTGATCACAGCGGCCGCCGTCCGGCGCATCCGGGCACAACCCCGGATCGCAGATTTCATCGCGCCGGAGGGCCCAGTGGACCAGGTACCGGAGGGAGGGCTGTTCCGGCCACTCCCCGGTCAGAAGTTTGGGTCCCGGTCTTCCTGGAAGCCCGCCTCGAGCGCGTCGATCGCCGCCTTCACCGCGACGGCCTGGTGGATGACGGGCACCTCGCCGGCGTAGCCTTCCGCGCCCTGAGACAACTTCTTATATAGAGTGCCAGCGGCGGCCAGGTTGATGGTGAGTTCCTGGCGGTTGAAGGGGAGGTCGAGGATCCGGGCGAAGCTGCGCCGGTATTCGAAGACGTCCTTCGCCGAGGGCATCTTGAGGATGTGGCCGGTGACGCCGCCCAGCACCCGGGTCGAGACACGGAACGTATCGCCGGCCTGGACCACGTCATCAACCTCGGCCTGGCTCAACTGGTCGATGATCCGGCTGGCTTCGAAAGCATCCACCGCCGGCTCTTCGCCCTCGCGGATTTTGGCCAGTAGCGCGGCCTCGCCGTCTTCCGCGTTGGCGACGGTCGTCTCGGACACTCCACGGCCGAGTTGCTTGATGATCACCTTCCGGCGTCGCTGGCGTTCCGTCCACTCAGCATCGCTCGGGAAGCGGACCCTGATGGTCTTCAGACCTTCCGGCGTGCGCAGGTTGATGGCGACCGGGCGGGTCGCGTCGAAAACAGGAGTTGTCGTTTCCATGAAGTCGTTCCTTACTGGCAGATCTGATCCACGTTGCACTTGGCCACGGCGGTGATGATGCCGTTGGTCGAGTCGTAGAGCGGCGTGCAGTCGACGGCCACCGTGAGGATGCCGTCCGTTTCAGCGAGCTCCGTGGTGGCGTAGGCGATCTTCTGCCAAGTGATCTGCAGGGAGTTGTTCGTGTCGAACGAGAGGTTGATGACCGCCGTGCCCGTGGTCTGGGCCTTCAGCTTCGTGTACTCCGTCGAACCGTTCTCAAACCGGGCGACGAACTTGAGGTTGCCCTGGCGGTTGCCGAACTCGAGGCGGCCGCGGATCGCGCCGGAAGACCCATCGCCGACGGACTGGAACCCGGAGCCGGGGAAGAAGCCCGCGTCCATCCGGAGATTGTTCTTCCATCCCGTCTCGAGCGAGACGATGTTCTTGTTGGTGACGTAGTCGACGCCGTTGATGGTAAGGGTCAGGGAGGCCGAAGGCAGCAGCTTCTCAGCGGTCGCTGCCGGCATCGTAATGCCCGTGGCGGAGTCAGTGACCTTGCCGGAGCCGACAAACTCGACGTTGATCTTCGAGTTGGCGCGACCCGGACCGGAACCGACGGTAAGTTGCCACGATTCGACCGCGCAGCCGACGGCCATCCGGTCCAGCACGACGCCCGCGCCGGGGCGAATCTGCTCGACGAAAGAGAAGTACGGCAGCTCAGCGGCATCGCCGTTCGCCGGGAATAGCGGCGTGCAGGTGTACGTGAAATTCGGCGTTGTGCCGGACTTCACCACCTTCCCCAGCCCGAACGCCATGGCCCAAGCCGCGATCTCGGCGCTGAGGTACTTCTCCAACGTCCCACTCACGTCCCAGGACGTCTTGAAGGTCTGGGTCGGAAACTCGTGACCCTTGCCGTACTCCTCGGCGTCGTTCTCAGTGTTGAGCTTCGGGTTGGCCAGCGCGGCGTTGAGCTTCCGCAACTGCCACATGTTGGCAGCAGTTTGAGCCGTCGCGATGTCGGTCTGCTTGCCCTTACCGAAGCAGATCTGAATTTCTTGGAGTCTCGTCGTCGACATGGTTCTCCTTCTCCGGTGGCGGGCACTGGCTCCACCCCGTAATCATGAGCGGCACTAGCTGGGCTGGCGTGGCTTCCACCTCGCGCGGCTCGCCTTGCCCGTGCGGGGGCAACATCCAGACGGTTTCACTCATCTCCCATCTCCGTGAACGTGAGCGGAACCTCGAAGTAATCGAGGCCCTCGGCATCGGTCTGCCGCTGGATGAGCGGCAGATCCATCGGGTAACAAGACGGATGCACGGTGGCGTTCACCATCGGCACCCCAACTGAGGCCGGTACTCCCTTGGTAATCAGCCTGAACAGCCGGTAGTAGGCGGTCGGCGGATCGCCGTCGAAGGTCTCCCGCGTGCGCAGGTACAAGGTCACCTGGTGCTTCCAGACATCGACGCCTCCAAATGTGCCCGGCGTGGTGCCTTGCCATGTGGCCATGATCGATGGTGACGGCGCCATGTGGATGGCGTTCGCGAGGCTCGCGCGCTTCGGGAACTGATCGTGGTAGGCATAGATGCGCTGCTCATCGCCGCCCATCTCGCCAACCAGTTCCGGGATATCCCGCAGGAGCGCGACCAGGCCATCCACAAGATCCGCCGGGTTGATCATCGCTGCTTGCCTCCGAGGACTTTCTCCACCAGCAGGCGAGGCTTCATCGCGTCCAACATCTTGCGCGCCGCCTCGACGACGACGGCCTTGTTTTTCGGCGAGAACACCATCCACTCCTCCCGCTTCTGGTTGGCCCAGGCCTTGATCCGGTCCTTGCGTGTTGAGACGCTCGCCTTGGCCCGGTTCTCGCTGACCGTGCGCACCTGGAAGTTGCGCAGCAGGTCGCCGGTAAAGGTGAGGTTGCGGCGGTTACCCTTACCCTTCCGCGTCTTGAAGATCGCGTAGCGTTTGGTGAGTGGCTTGGCAGCACTGTCGCCGGGACCCTGCGCAGTGCCCAATCGTGCCTTCACCGCCGTAACGCCCGTGCCGCCCAGCTCATACATCTGCCGCTGGCGGAAATTGAGCAGATCGAGCCGCAGTTGCTTCTTCTGGTAGACCCGGACGCTGGGCATCAGTTCACCTGTCGCAGTCTCAACACGGCGGCACCCTCGGCGTCCGCTTCGATGTCGAACACCTTGTACCGGGTACCGCCGATCTCGACCTCGTCGCCGCGGACTGGCACCGCCGCTAAATCCGCTAGTCGGACGAAGAGCACCGCGTACACGCCAGGTGAGGCATCCTCCGTCTCCCGCGCGGTCTGAAACACCGCGCGGACCGTGGCCTGCCCACCAGCCTCGGGCAGGTAGAGGACCTCGCGGCCGAACGCATTCACGACGGCCGCATTCAGTCCACTTACCGCCGACTCCCAACTGCTCATGGTTAGGTCTTCGTGCCCTTCACGAGCACTTCCGGCCGCAGGCAGATGGGCAACGGGTTCTGCTGCGTGTGCAGGTCAGTGCCGCGCCCGAACTTCCGCGGTTCCTGCTTGGCATACAGCGGCAGGCCCAGGGTGTTCGCCGTCTCGTTGAAGTCCGCCGGCGCGAAGAACGTCCGGAAGGTGTTGGCCGTGCCCAGCGGGAAGAAGTGCGCCTCGTCGTCCGCGATGAACTTCCGCACGTTTCCGGAAGCATCGGTCGCCTGCCCACGATACTCCTCGAAGGTCACGCCGCCGAAGGTGAAGCCGGTGCGGTAGTCATTGCCGAGTTGCTGGTTGCGCTGGTAGTACTGGAAGGCCTCTTTCACCTTCGCGTGCGTGGTGAAGGCGTCGTAGAAGCCCTGCGAGCACAGGCACAGGATGCCCGTCATGAACTCGCCCTTGAGGTTGTCCTCGATGTGGCGCTTCACTTCAAGCACCTTCAGCAGCACTTCGGTTCCGGCCGTGCCCAGCGCGAACGCCACGGTCTTGGCCGTGATGCCGAACTCGCTGTACAGGTCGTAGAGCGTCGAGCCGTCCGCGTCGAGGATCACGCCCTTGAGCGCTCCCATGCGCAGGTACTCGAGCGTGATGGCGTGCTTGTTCCGCATGTTCTGCAGCTTCAGCGCCAGCAGGTTCGCCAGGGCGTCGGTCTCCGTCTCCGAGCCGAACGCCCGGATGCCTTGGACTTCCTCGGGCAGCACAGCATCATCGTGCGGGATGTGCGGGATCACGAACGAGCGCACCTTCCGCTTGCCGGTGGTGCCGACGGTACCGGGCGCACCCACGGGCTGCGTGGGCAGCAGGTTCAGCACCCCGCTCATCTCCTCGATGATGATGGTGCGCGTCCGCACGCCCTGCGGCGTCATCAGGTTCAACTGCTCCAGGCGCCCGTAGGTGTTCGGGATCTTGTTGATAGCAGCGGTGAGCGCCGTCATGTTGAAGGCGTCAGTCGAAAAGGGGTTCAGCATCATGGGTTAGGCTCCTTCCCGGACGAGAATGCCCAGGGTCTTCAGTTGGCCGATGGCCGTGGTCTTCTGGGGTGTGGTGATGCCACCCGGCCAGACGAGCTTCTTGTCCGAGCAGATCGCGTGGCGTGCGATGATCACGCCGCCCTTGTCGGCCGAGGACGCATCCACCGGCAGCAGTAGCACGCCGGCGGCGTTCTGCGAACCGTCGCTGGCGGCCGGCGCGAGTTGCGTCACCTTGCCGCTCGCCGTGATGATGCCGACCACCGTGCCGGTGGCCAGGTTCTGGCCGGAGACGACCACCACTTCATCGCGGCTGTAGAGGCTCTCGTCTTCGTACTTCAGCCAGTCGCCGAGATAGTTCTGTTCAGATTGAACGGGCATGTTAGTTGACTCCTTTCCCGGCGAGGCGTTCGACGGCCTTCATGACCGGATTGTTGTCGGGATTCGTCTTTACGCTGGTGCCGGTGTCGGGCATGACGTGAGAGCGGACCTCGGTTGCGTCCTCCGCGGCGCGCGCTTCCATCAGGTGCTGCCGAGCCTCGGCGGGGCTGACATCCCTCGCCAGAAGTGCGGCCGCCCGGGCGGGCATGCCCGCGAGCGCGCAGAGTTCTACGATTTCCCGCGCATCGGCGTAGCCCTGCCTTCGTGCCTCCGCGCGGATGGCGTCAAGATCGACGGCAGAGGCCTGGGGCTCCGCCGCGAGCGGTTCTTCGTGCATACTGGTTCTCCCTTGGGTTTGAATTGAGACTCCTGCTGGTGCGATCACGGCGCGCAGATCCGCCAGAGCATCCTGGCGCGTGCCGAGGCGATCGGCAAACTTCACGTTGACTGCGTCGCTGCCGAAGAAGAGCCCGGCCTCGGTGCCACGTACGGCAGCCTCCGGCAGGCCTCGATTGCGGGCAACTGTATTCACCAGCAATCCGTAGGTGCGCGCGATTTCGCCCTCCAAGACGCTCTTGGCCTCTTCACTGAGTGGTGCGTGTGGATTGAAGTCGGCCTTGCGGGCGCCGGCGCTGACGATGGTGTAGCGGTAGCCCATCTTCTCGTCGTTGCCGCTCAGGTCGAGATGGCTGACGATGACTCCAACGCTGCCGACCCCTGAGGTCCGGCTCACGTAGATGCGCTGTGCGGCAGAGGCGAGCAGATAGGCGGCGCTGAACGCGTCGTTGTTAGCAACGGCGATCAGTGGTTTAGTGGCGCGCGCCGAGTAAACGGTGTCGGCCACATCGAAGGCGCCCGCCACCTCGCCGCCAGGCGAATCGATTTCGAGCAGGATGCCTTTGATCGTGGGATCCGTCGCCGCATCCTCAATCTCCTGCTGGATATCCACGTAGGAACGCAGCCCCGAGAGTGCGTCAATGCCGCGCGTCTTGTGCACCAGTGTCCCTTCGACCGGAATGATGGCGATGCCGTCCGGCGTCACCTCATAGGGCTTGCGGGAAGCTCTCTCGACCGAAACGGCCGCGGAGACAGGTGGAGCCTCGATCCCCAGACGCGGGGCGAGCGCCGCCAGGATCACCTCGAGCTTCTGCGGCGCGATCAGGAGCGGCGTGTCAAAGATTCGCGTCGCCAGATGAGGTAGCGGGTGCATTCGGTTCCTTTCGCGGATCGGAGTCATACTTGTTGCCGAGCGAATCGGCGCGAGCGTTGTCGGCCGCAATCTCACTGTCGATGCCTTCGACGTCGTAACCCTGTTCGGAGACAACCTCGGCGCGGCTCTTGAAGCCAGCCCGCACCGCCATGATCTGGGCCTTGATGTCCTTCAGCGGATCGACCCAGGCAAAGCCTGGCGGAATCCACTTCACGTCGTAATAGAGCGCGAGATCCTGCGGCTTCGGCAGCGCGCCGCTCAACACCGCAGCGTCGATCCAAGCCCTCCAGATCGGGCGGCACATCTGGAAGACAATCACCTGGTGCTGGAACTGCTCGCAACGCCGGCGGAACTCCAGCAAGCCAGCCCGGATCGAGGAGTAGTTGACGCCAGTGAGATCACCGGTCAGCTGCTCGTAGGTGATCCCCATACCCGCAGCGATCGAGCGGAGCTGCACGCGCATGAAGGTTTCATACGTCGCTCCCACATCGGCGGGCGAGGAGAACTTCACGTCCTCGCCAGGCAGCAACACCTGAAGTGTCCCCGGCTCCAGACCCGCCAGTGCGGCGCCGGTCGCGTCTGGATTCGCTTCACCGAGCAACGAATCCTGAGGGGCATTCTTTGTGACGAAGCCCGCGAACATCGCCGCCGTCTTCTTCCGAACCAACTCGGCGTCATCGTATTGGTCGAGCTCGTAGAGCTTGATGAGAACCTGGGTCAGCCACGGCTGCCCACGCAGTTGCCCCGGACGGAGGGGGCGGAATAGATGAAGCACGGAGTCAGCAGTCACGCGCACAATCTCGGTGGAGGCCATCGGGTTCAGCGCGTCACCGGGATGTTCTCGATAGATCCGATAGGCGACTCTCTTGCCGATCCCGTTGAACTCAATCCCCGCGCGAACGTAGTTGCCGTTCTCCAGCTTCCGCGTCTCGTTCGTCGGCAGATGTTCGGCTTCGAGAACTTGGAGCTGCAGCGGGACCGACAACCCGTCCTTCGGCAGTCGCGGCCGCAGCCGCACCAGGCACTCGCCGGCCTCCATCACCGACCTGCAGGCGAGCGCCTGCAGACCATAGAAATCCGTGAGGCCGGAGGCATCGGCCTCGTCGGTCCACTTCAGCCACAGCGCCTGGATCTGTTCCTTGACGTCGGCGTCCGGATGCTGCGACTGCGGCTTGATCCCGGTGCCGATGCAGTTCCCGATGAACGCGTCGAGTGCGTTTGTGGCCCAGGGGTTCCGGCGCACCATGTCCCGCGAACGCGATCGCAGCGTGTCGACGCTCTGGAACACGAGCGTGTTGATGTCGCCCGTAGAGGGCGCCCAGCCGGTGGTGCGCCGAGTTGCCGCGGCAGCTTCGTAATCCGAAGCAGAACGGAACTTGGGCAACACCGCCCGGAGTCGATTCCAGAACCCCACTGTGGTCAAAGGCCCTTCTGCGTCTGTACGCGGATCTGCCGGATCACCGGTGTCCCGCTGTTCTTCGTCACATCCGCTTCAGCAGCGGCGATGGCTTCCTTCAACTCCTCGACAGTCCGGTATTCGATCTCGCGATCGCCAAACCGGACGCGGCGCACCCCGTTGGCCAGAGCGTCGCGCAACGCCTGCAATTGCTGGTCCGTGTACATCGGCTTCTTCGCCTGACAATCGCCTCGAAGATTCTCTGGAAGATTCCCTTGCTATTCCGGCCCACCGAAGCGATTCATGTGTTCGATGCAACGCACCACCAAGACCACCAAGCAGACCGCCGCAGGCTGCTACGCCGAACGGCACGCAGAAGCCCAGGACCTGCTGAAACGCATCGCCAGCCGCCTGGCCGACCACCAGAAGCGCCAGGCTGCAGAGCCCGCCGATTGGGGCTACGCCGGCGACCTCGGCCGGATCACTGAGCAGCTCGCCTACGTGCTGGCCGACCTGGGAGACCGCAGCGGGGTCGACGCCAAGGGGCTGGAGTACTGAACATGACCCGCGACGAACTGATCGCCTGGGCCACGCGGAACGGCTGGACGCTCGACCGCTGGGGCCACCTCAAGAAGGAGTTCGACAACGGCACGCACCGGATCAAGTTGAGCCGCATCGCCGCGCGCCACGAAATCTCGACGCCGTTTGGCTGGGCACGCCTGGCCAGCGGCTATCTCAAGAACTTGCACCTAGCCGCCGACGACAAGCTCGCCGGCATGAACCGATAGAAAGGAACACCACCATGACGACGTTTGCCATCGACACCGACAACACCATCACCGCCTACGCTGCCGGGGACGCCATCCCTGAGGAGCAGGCCCGATTCGCCAGGGAGAAGGAGCTTGCCAAGCTCGCCGCCACCTGGCCCACCGACCGCCTGGTCGAGGTCTGGAACAGCTTGGCCGGCGCGCCGCCGTTTGGCGACCTCAAGCCGGTCAAAAAGTTCACCGACCGCAAGACGGCAGTCGCCCGCATCTGGAAGGCGGTCCAAGCCCTGACGCCCACCCCGGCGCCACAGGCCGCCCCCGTCGCGCCGAAGAAGGCCAAGGCGACCAAGGAGGCCAAGCCGAAGGACGACGCCACGGGGCCCAAAGGGGCGCGCGAGGGCAGCAAGAAGGCCATCGTCCTCGACATGCTCAATCGCCCGGCTGGCGCGACTCTCGCCGACATCATGTCCGCCACTGGCTGGCAGGCGCACAGCGTCCGCGGTTTCATCTCCGGCAGCCTCTCCAAGAAGATGGGCATCAGCGTCGAGTCCTTCAAATCCGAGAGCGGCGACCGGGCCTACCGGGTCGCCCAGTAAGCAAGCCCCGCCTCCCAATGCCGCCGGGCTCACAATCCGGCGGCGTTTCTGTTCCGGATCTCTTCCACCAGAGCCTCAAGTCGTGCGTGCATGTTCTCCTCGCGGAGATGACACTCGCCAGCGCGCACATAGGTGCCGTTGATCCGGGTGATGATCCGGTTCTCCAACTCCGCCAGTTCCCGGCGCACCTCGGCAAGCAGGGCGCGATTCTGGAGGCTGACGTACGCCCCGATCAGGCCGGACACCAGCCCGATGGCCGCGATCAGGACTTGAAGTAGAACGTGGTTTTCCATGGCAAATTCTTAAGGATGCGCAACTCGGCGGACCAGTCCGACAGAGCGAGACAGAGGCCTTGGATGTCGGGATGTCCTGCGCGGAGCTCGGCTTCGATTTGGGCCAGCTCCCGGTGGCACCGTTCTATTCATGCGGCGACTCCCAATCGCTCCGCGGCGACGTCCGCAAACGGGCGGCCATCAGCTTCGAGGGTTGCCACTTTGCCGGCGTACTCCTGGAAGCGCCTGACGATTACGTCGCAGTACTTCGGCTCCAGCTCGATCAGGCGGGCCTGGCGACCGGACCGCTCGCAGGCGATCAGCGTCGAGCCGGAACCGCCGAACGGATCTAGCACCGTGTCCCGGCTTTTGCTGCTGTTCCGGACAGCACGCTCGACCAGTTCGACCGGCTTCATGGTCGGATGAAGATCGTTCGCGACTGGCTTTTTCACGAGCCAGACGTCGCCTTGGTCACGGGCGCCGCACCAGAAATGATCGGTGCCTACCTTCCAGCCATAGAGAATCGGCTCGTACTGGCGTTGATAATCCGAACGTCCCATCGTGAAAGTGTTCTTGGCCCAAATGACGAAAGTGGACCAGTGCCCGCCGCTCTCGGTGAAAGCCCGATGGAGGGTGTGGAGTTCGGACGAAGACATGCAGACGTAGATCGCGCCCTTGGTCAATGCCAGCAGGTTGGCGCAGACATCGCGAAGGAACTGCTCGAAGCCATCGCCGAGATTGTCGTTGGCGATCTTCCGTTTCTTGCCGCGCAGTTTGTCCTTCATCGTCGCGCCGTAGTTCACGTTGTACGGAGGATCCGTGAAGACCATATCGGCCAGGCCGCCGGCCAGCACCTTCTCCACGACATCTAGCTGGACGGAGTCACCGCATAGCAGTCGGTGGTCGCCCAACAGCCAAACATCTCCGGGAGCGGTGACGGCGGATTCCGGCGCCTCCGGCACGGCATCTTCATCGGTTCCGCCGGGCGTCACCGTATCCGCGTCGCGAAGCAGATCCTCCAACTCGGCGTCCGTGAATCCGACCACGTCGAGGTTGAAACCCTCCTCCTCGAGCGCGGTGAGTTCGACGCGGAGCATCTCTTCGTCCCAACCGGCGTTCAGAGCCAGGCGGTTATCGGCCAAAACAAGCGCGCGCCGTTGCGTTTCGTTCAGATGATCGAGGACGATGACCGGAACTTCGGTCATGCCCAGTTTGCGAGCCGCCTGCAGGCGGGCGTGGCCGGCGATGACGATCCCGTCAGACCCGGCAACGATGGGGTTGGTCCACCCGAACTCGGCGATCGACGCCGCGATCTGGGCGACCTGTTCGTCACTATGCGTGCGTGCATTCCGGGCGTAGGGGATCAGCCTTTCGACCGGCCAGCGCACCACCTGCAGTTCGGTCATGCTTTGCTCGCGGAAGGAGTCGACTTCGGGAAGAGGCCCAGCGTGTTGTGCAGATCGACGATCTTGGCAATCATCGGCACAACCACAGCGACCAGTTTGTCCCAACTGAACTGCTTCGCCAGGTCCGTGCTCCCGTCGTAGGCCGACTTGAGCACCTCGAGCACGAGTTCCAGCTTCTTGTTTCCCTGGCCGGGCAGCGGAATTGCTTGCTCGACGGCCTGAACCGCCGCCAGGACCAGAGGGAAGATCTTCAGGATGAGGAGGAGTATATTCATCGGGTTTCGGCTCCAGTGAAAAATCGGGGCGGCTCGACGGAACCGCCCCAGGTCGGAGGAGTGGCTCAGGCGCTCTTGGGCTGCGCCTGGTTGACGGTGTTGGCGATCGCCGTGGTCGCGGTGGTCAGGGCCTGGACGATCTGCTGCAGAGTGGCGAGCACCGGCGTGATGGTCGCGTCGACCTGTTTGGCGACGGCGGCGGCCACGGCCTGCGCGTCGACGCCCACGCCGGCGGCGCTCACGTCCGTGGCGCGGTTGGCGGGAACGGCACCGGCAGTGAGGTTCATTCCGGCACCGCTGGCGACGGGATTCCAGAAGGAATCGTGCGCCAGGTTGTTGAGTTCGAGGTTGCGCTTGCCGACGATGTTGGCGGTCTCGACGGCGTTCTGCAGCGCCTGGGAGGCGATCTGGTTCAGCCGCGTCTGCTCGATCATCGCCTGCCGTGCGGCCTGGATGTCCAGGTCCTGGTAGACGTCGTAGGTGCGCTTGATGTTGGCATACGTCACGCGCTGATTCTCGTTGTGCGTGGCGCTGCCGGTGGCGTTGGCGTTCTTGAAAGCTTCGTCCGTCCCGGTCTCGAACTCGCGTTCGGCCTGGTTGGGCGTGGCTACTTCGGGCATGCTGGTTTTCTCCTTGTTCGATCGAATGGAATGAACTGCAGTTTGGTTAGGAAGCCTGACGGCTCCCGTAGCAAGGCGCCGGACCATGATGCTGAATCCGGCGTGAATCACGAAGCCTTGGGTTATCGACTTGCTCTTGCGGCACGCTGCGCGCGGCCGCGACATCTGAAATGCTCTGGCCCGTTTCGACGAGGACGGCCTCCTCGCCGGCGAGGTTCGCCATCCGACGCAGGATGACGTCGCAATACGCGGGGCTGATCTCGATCCCGAAACCGACACGGCCGAGAGAATGCGCAGCGGCCATTGTCGTGCCGCTCCCCAGGAACGGGTCGAAGACGATGTCGTCTGAATCGGAGAACGCCTTCAGGAAGAACTCGACCAACGCCCGAGGGAAGGGAGCCGAGTGCGAGCCTTGCCCACTCTCAGACTTCACCTCGACTACGTTGCTGGGCCGGGCAATCCCGGTAAACCTGCCGTCCTCGTCGTCCGCACCAGACTGCGCCGCCGCGGACCCGCGCGCGCCCGTGCCGAGCAGCCCGCTGCCGGATGTCGACTTCGGATTGTTCGGCGAGTAATCGAAGCAGTCCTCGGAAACATGGCCGACTGCCTTGGGTCGGAACTTGATCTCCGGTTGCCGGCAGAAATGAAACACCGGCTCCCAGGCGTTCTTGAAGCGATTGCCCCAGCCGCCAGGCACGCCGTTGTCGGTCTTACGCCAGCAGAACTCATCGACGAAACGCCAGCCCCATTTCCGCTTATGCGCAATGACCAGATCCTTTACGTAGAGGTGGCGTTCACCATCGGCGGCGTGCTCTTTGATGTTCAGGAAGTAGGATCCGTCGGCCGCCAGGATGGTCTGGATGTTGTCAGCCACCGCCCGGTACCACTCGATGTACTCTTCCGGTGCGACGGGCTTGAAGCCGCTCGCCGGATCGTATTCCCTCTGCGTCGCATACGGCGGCGATGTAATCACCATGTGCGCCTTCGTTGCATCCAGCAGCCTCGCCACTGTTGCGGCATCCCGGCAGTCCCCGCAGAGCAGCCTGTGCCTCCCGATCACCCAAACGTCACCGGGCCGCGTGACCGGCTCCGCCGGCGCCTCAGGTACTTCGTCTTCGTCGTCATCACCGACTGTCGGTTCGAGCGTGGCTCCACCAACCAGAGCCTCGATCTCGCGATCGCTGAAACCCAGCAGGTCGAGATCGAACTCGGCTTCCTGCAGGTCCTTCAGCTCGACGCTGAGCGCCTCGGCGTCCCACCCGCCCAACTCCGTGAGCTTGTTGTCCGCGATAATGTAGGCCCGTTTCTGGGTCTCGCTCAGATGGTCCAGAACAATCACCGGAACCTGTGCCAAGCCCAGCTTGCGCGCGGCCATCAGTCGCCCGTGCCCGGCGATGATGCCGGCATTCGAGTCCACCAGGATGGGCGCGTTGAAACCGAACTCCACGATGCTCGCCGCGATCTGCGCCACCTGGCTCGCCGAATGCTTCCGCGCATTTCGCTCGTATGGCACCAGCCGATCGACCGGCCACAACTCGATCCGATTCACCATCGAGGGAGCCACGGGATCAACTGTTGAACGACGGGACCCAGATCCAGTAGGCAACGATTAAACCCTCGCCCGCCGTGTTGGCGTCAATGTAGTAATCCGCAGGCCGCAACTCGCCGTTGGGCGAGTCAATCACAAACTCATCGGAAACACCGCCGCCCGCACCGGTCGGCCAGAACTCCTTGATCACGCCAGTGCCGTTGCCTTTGTTCATGCCGGCGACGCCCACGAAAACCCGCCCGACCTCACCAATGGCGGGAGCGAAGCGTAAACGGCTCACGCGAAGCGTCTGGTCCGCCGTAAGCCTCACAGGCGTACCGGGCGTTGGCACTGCAACCTTGCCAAACGACCGTGCCTGCAACGATGCTGAATCCGCCACGAAGAACCTCCAATCACAATGCCGGGCGCCCGGAATCGAGCCATCGGCTTCTTAGAACTGTTCGGCCGGATTCACGGCCGCCGGTCTCACGGACGCCGGCCTCGCCTGTCGGTCGCAGGGCAGCAACTCGCTCTGCCTCCATGTCCACCCGCAAGCCCATGGAAACCAAACCGCAAAGTGCGGCGTAGGAGTACACCCGCGCATCCAGCACCTCCGTCCGCACGCCTTTCTTCGGCCGCCACTCTCGCACGGGAACACCGCGCGAGTAGGAAGTGACCAGCGTCTCCGACAGCAGTTGCTCGAACCACTCCCGCGTGCGTTCCGCCGGGAAGTGACAGAACCCCGGCGATGGCTGCTCGATCTTGAGCCGTCCGTAGATGACGCTCTTGGCGCTGTCGACGCCGACTATCCACATCGGCGTGCGATTGATCGTGTTCCGCGTCGGCTTCTTCGGCCATACCGGAAGATGACCGGCCTTACCCTTCAGCGCGAAGATCCGCCGGTGATACCGGACGCGACAGAAGTCGTAAACCTGCTGAGTGTGGAACCCCGAATCAATCCCAGCCGCAGCGATCGGCAGCGAGATGCCGTACTCATGCAGCCACTGCCGGCCCAGATACTCGTCGAGGGCCCGCCACAACTCCGGCGCGCTCGGGTCTCCCGGAAACACGCGGTACTCAATCGACCACGATTCTTCACCCTTGCCCCAGCCGACCAACTCCACTTCGGCGCGATCCACCTGCAGGTCGACGCCGGCGGTGAGCAAGCAGACTCCTGCGGGCAGCCTCGGGCCGTAATCCTCGCGACGCGCAAGGAGCGTCGCAATATCAACGCTCGTCTCAGCCTCGTCATCCCACAGTTCGCCGAGTGCGGTGTTGACGAACGCGCGCCATGTCTCCGGGCCACCGTGCCGCGCCTCAACTCCCTCGATCGCGGTCTCCGGCCATTCCTTCCACGGCGAGTACAACTGGTTGATCCAGAAGCCAGCGATCTTCGACTTCGGATTCGCTGACCGCCACTCGCCATGCGCCAGCATCCAGGGCTTCCGAAAGGATTCAAGGAGCCGCTCGCAGTGCGCACATCGGTACCGCGCCTCTTCCGGATGATCCTTCGGCCAGATCAGGTTCGGCCAAACCAGTACCTGGAAGCCCTGGCACTCCGGGCACGGGACCCAGTAGTTCGACTGGTTACTTCGCAGCCACCAAGACTCGATCCGGCTGACGCCCTTGATGGTCGGCGTTGAGACCAGCAGAATCTTCCGGTTCCACCAGGTCGTCGAACGCTTAACCGCCAGGCTGATCGGATCGCCCTCGGTTCCGGCCGAAGGCGGGTAGCGGTCCACCTCATCGAGCAGCACGTACCGGATCGGCCGCATCGCCAATCCGGCCGGACTGTTCGCGCCGGCGATGGTGATGCTGCCGCCCTGAAACCGCTTATGCAGGATTCGGTTGTTCGAATCCCTGGTTCGGACGTCCGCCACCTTGCCACGCAGGCACGGCGTATCGCGCAACATCGGGGCTAGCCGGTCCTTGCTCCACGACTCACCGTCTTCAACGCGCGGCTGCACTACCAGCACGGGCCCCGGATCCTGATCGATCACGTAGCCGACGAACGAGTTGAGGCACTCGGTCTTCCCAACCTGGCTCGACGACATGAACACGACCCGTTCGTACGGGCTGTTTGGAGTCAGCGCGTCGAGGAGCGCCTTCTGATAGGGTGCCCGGTCGGTCCGCCACTCGCCGGCCTCTGCCGACGCCTCTGGCGACAGCCGCCGGTTCCGATCGGCCCACCCGGAGACCGTAAGGCGCGGCGGAGGTTCGAACGCGGCGATCACCTGGTCGACGCATTCCTCAAGAGCGCTGATAACGGATCTCCTCCTGGAGCGCCTTCAAGATCGCTACGATCTCGGCATCAAGCAGGTCGCGAACCTCGCGTGCGTCACTCAACGCCGCCAACTGCGGAGCCAACTTCGCCGGCAGCGCCAGCAACTTGTCTCGGATCTGCCGCGCCACCGTGTACCACTTGACCTTGACCTCGTCGGAGGGCAGGAACTTCCCGCTCTTGGTCTCGAACTCCAGCTTCCGCAGTCGCGCGCGAAAGACCATCTCCGCGGTTCGCGCCTGGGCGAAGTTGCCAGGCTGCGGCGCACCGCCAGCAAGATCGGACGCCACGCGCGGCGTCTGAGCCGCAGCGTGCTGCTCCGGCAACACCTGGTCAACTGGCTTGTCGTCCAGCACGGCGTCGCTGGCGGCGACGTCCACCAACTTGCCGCGCATCACCAGGATTCCGCGTTTGGCTAACCGGTTGATGTGCGAGCGGTTTACGTTGCGGTGCCGCGCGTAATCGGCCTGGCTCATCAGGCCGGCAGAAGATTTCACCGTGTTGCCTTCCGTTGACCGCCGTTGACTGGTATTTTTCGCGTATCACTGGCCAAATCGTGCCATCCGTCTACCCGCGGCCGTCCGGCCCCAGGAAGGACCCATGTTTGCTATGACTTGACCTCCACGTGCCGCTTGCGGACGCGAGCCGCAATCGTGAGCGCTGTTTGCTGCGCCGCAGTCGCCCCGACGCCGCGCGAGCGCTCCGCTTCGTCTTCGGCGATCTCGAGGCAGACGGTCTTCGCAGCAGCGATGGAGCGGTCACGAGTCTCGGTCAACGCGGTCCGCAGCATCTCGGTGATGCTCTCGGCGTTGTCCTTCGCCGGGACATCGAGTGCCCGGCAGACGCGCTCGGCCAATCGCTCGGGCATGATCATGCCTCGCATGGATTCTGCTCCTTCACGAGTGCTGGTGCGGACGGCGCCGGCCGCCGGCGCGCACTGAAACACAGCGACGCCAACTCCCGCAGCTCACGGCGAAACGGCCAACCGCTCCCGCTCGGCCTGAGGCCACGTTCCATGGCAACATGCCTGCCGCCTTTGCCTCGCTTGCGTGCTTTCATGGATTTGCCAGGCAGTCCGAGACCGCCGACATGAAGAACGAGCGCAACTCTTCGCCGCGCCCGAGTTGCTTCATGGACCAGACGATGTTCCCGCTCTCCAGATGTTCGCGATAGCTGTATCGCGTACCCAGGTAGTCGGCGGGCTTCATGGGCTTGGGCTCGCCCGGACGCCGATGCAGGATGCATCGGGAGACGTGCCCTTTCTTGTGGCGCACGACCCGAATCAACCCAAGTCGATCGAGCCGCGTCATGCGCTGCTCAGAGATCCAATCGCAGATCTCACCGTCAGACGTGTAGAGGGGAATTCCTTTGGGCATCGGAAGACACGGGTGGCTTTGAAGCCTGCGGGATGGAGTTTCACGAGAGTCCCGGCGCTCGGAGATTGTTGGGGAGGGAACCTTCGGAGGGTGCGCCTTGCGCTTACCTGTCGAACCGCGCCTTCACCAGTAATATACGCGATCCGCCTCGAATCTGTGCACAGGCCGATTCACTTTTCTTCGGTCCCGACGCGCTTGATCCATGGCTGGTCGACGTTCGGATTGTAGAACCGCTGCCGGACGTTGTTGGGCAGGATGATCTCGATCGAATGGGTGGTCACCTCGCCGATGCGGTCGTCTGGCTTCAGGTAGGACACCAGTCCGTACTCTCTTCCCAGTGGGAAACGCATCGAGCCGTCTATGCGGTACAGGCTCTCGTGAGTCCATCCCAGGGCAATCGCGCGCTCGCGGATCTCATCGACGAGCGCAACGGAGTCAGCCGAGACGGCAATCGAGTTCCGATCCGTACACGCCGGCGCGAGGGCTTGTCGTGGTTGCTCGGGCTCCGGGACAGGCGGGCTGTACTGGCGAACGTCGAGACTGCGGACGGCGGCGAGCAGTGCTGGCTCGCCGAAGTGCTCGATAGCCCAGAAGTGAATGGCGTTGAAGCGTTGCCGCAGATCGTTAAAGGCTTCGATATTGATCTGGCCTGCGCCGGCGGCCGTCTTTGCCAGCAGCATCCTCGATCGCAACCAAGCGTAGTAGTCGGGATTGAGCCTCCGGTACACGGTGTCGTTGATCTGGAAGTCGCGGGCGAATCGCTCCGGTTCGTCCGTGGACCACACGGCGAGCGAGGTAGCGACGAACAGCATGGTCATCTGTCCTCCTCGAAGTCGGCCAGGTCAATCCGCCGGGGGTGCGCTGTCGGGATCTCGGAGTTTGTCGGGATCTCTGTCGGGATCTCCGCGCCCAAGATCCCGACACGTGAAGTCCTGTCGTTCGTTGAAGTTACGGATGCTGTCGGGAACGTCGGGATCTCTGGGCCGTTTTCGGCACCCCCCTCTTCTGTCTTTTCTATATTTCTCTCTCCCCCGGAATTTGCGTGATTTTGAATTCCGTGTATAGAGATTCCGGTCAAAGATCCCGACGTTCCCGACACTTCCTCCCAGCCAATTGATTCGATGGGATTTAAGGTGTCGGGATCTTCGCCCTCAAGATCCCGACAAGTTCCCGACGTTCCCGACAAAGCGGAGTTGGCCTCCTGCACCTCAAGCGCGTACATCGCGGTGCCGCGGTGCTGACGGGGCGGCTCGACCTTCACAATCCGGTACCGCTCGTACACCTGGTCGCGGTGGCTGTGAAGCGCATTGCCCAACCGGACCTGCTGAGAGCGCTCCGACCGGTCACCGCGAACGTCGAGCATCAGACCCTCGCGCTCACAGAACTGGTTCAGGTCGGCGACCTTTTGCGGGGCTGCACCAAACGCGCGCCACCAGGCATCGGCGAACGCCCGCCATTCCTGGCCCTCCTTGTCGCTCGCGTCGTAGAGTTCATCAAGGCTTTCGAGGAAGCCTGGGATGCCCGCCGCCTGGATGATGCCGCCAACCACACTCGACCATCGCTCGAATGACCCGAGGCGGATGTGGTACTCCGGTCGGTCCCCCGCGAGCCAAGCCTTCACCAGGACGATGACCGCATGCACCAGTCGAGCGCGGTTTTCGCGGGCCCAATCGAGCAGGTGCTGGTGCCGGAAGCCGCCGCGCTTCCATGGGCGGTCGATCTTCGGGTCGATACGCACGCGGATGCAGCGACGCGCCATTTCGCCGGCGAGCTTCGGGTTGTTCGCGGTCATCAACCACAACGCCAAGTTCGGGACGCAGACGCTGTCCAGCTTGCCGAGTTGCCGGTTGCCCCAGATTTCGGCCGTGGTCACGGACGCCAATGCTCCGGAGTGAATCGGTTTCCGCTCATCGGCGTTGTCGAGCAGAATCAGCGGACGCCCTTTGATGAGTTCGGTGGTCAGCAGTTTCCGGACTTCTTCTTCATCGCCCGGCAGCGTCTTGGTTTCGCACGTGGTGCCGTGTGCGACCACGGAGATCACGTTGGCGAGCAGTCCTTTGCCCGAGCCCGGGCGGGGGGCTTCGATCAGGTGAATCGGAGTCGGACCGCGGAATAACCGGCGCACGAACGGTAGGATCATCGCCGCCACCGCGTGCGCCGCATCGGAGCGGTTCACGAACGGAAAGTCCCCGAGCAGCTCGTCGAAGAGCAGCGTCCGCGCCGACGCGACATCCTCCGGTACAGGAATCTCGGGCACTGGGGGCAGGTCCAATTCCTCCCGAGGTTGAAGCCACACGCGTTCATCGCGGTGATACCCGGCCTCCCGGATCAACTGCCCGGTGCGACCGAAGACCGGAGTCCGAATCACCGCCTCGAGCGCAGGGAGATCGGACTGAGGGAACGACATCATCACCCGCGCGAGATCATGCGGAGGGTGGACATGCAGCACGGCTTCTTCGGTGAGCTTGATCCAATTCGCGGCGTGCACCAGCAGGGCAAACACCGCGGAGTCCTGTGCCATTTCGATGTCGAGCGCGCCGTCGTTCCCGTTCGCGACGAGGCGCACCAGAGCACCCTGCCGTTGAAACAAGAAGTACGGCAACTTGTCGAACTCGCTCAGGTCACCGTTGATGCGAGCGATGGCCCGCCAGGTGTCTTCGAGGACGTCGCGCAATTGCCGGTTGTTGACCTGGATGGATGGCAGGTCGGCGCCGCCGCTGTCCGAGGGCGACGATGATGCGGGTGCCCCTGGCCTGTATTTGCGGCGAGTGGCCGCACTCAATTCCACGACCTTCAGCTGCTTTCGTAGGGTGGCTACTGGAATCCGCGCCTTCCCGCACCGGCTTTGAATGAGGCGAATGTACCGGTGCTGCTCGATCGGATCGAGACGGTTGACCTGCGCCAGGATTGGCTCCAACAACCTCCCGAGATCTGCTTCCGGCGTCTCGGATGACAACCTGGAGATGGCCATTTCCAGCGGCGTCTGTGCCGCCGCGAGGATCGCTTCGAACGCGGCCACGTTTCCGCCGGCACTGAAGAACTCGTTGACGTCGATCTTGGCCTCGGCCAGGAGCGCCTCGGCTTCGGCGCCGCCTTTCGGCATGGCGGCGAGTCGTTCACGCGCAGCCCGATGCTTTTCGCCCAACGGCAGGACCGCCACTCGCGTGGAGATCCCATGGTCGCCAAGAATGCGCGCGGTCTTGAGCGCACCCTGCATCCCGGCTTCGGAGACTTCATTGTCCTGGCAGACGAACACCGTCTTGACGCCGCGCAACTTTGGCAGAAGACGTTCCCAGTCCGCCTCACGGATCTGGACCGTCACCGGCGACACCACCGGGAATCCATGCTCCATGAGCGAAATGCAGTCAGTGACTCCCTCGGTGATGATCACCCGTTCCGGACGCGTCAGCAGGACGTCTTCGTTGTAGAGAACGTCGTTCCGGATGCACGGCGCAACGTGGCGGTGATCACGGTCGTTGCGGACCGGCAACTTCTTGTACTTCGATTTCTCCCAATCGACATCGGGCGTCCAAGGTGTGCGGCGCCCGATCATGAACACCACGTGACCCCGGCTCCAATACGGGAACACGATCCGGTTGTCGAAGAAGGGAACAACACCGTCCTGGGCCGTCGGCCGAAACGCGGAGGTCGCAGTCAACTCGCGCGGCGTGAAGGCGCCCGCTCCCTCCGCCAAGGCGCGCGCCGGGCTTAGTCCGGCATTAACCGCGTAGCCGATCCTGAGCCGCGCGGCCGTCTCTTCACCGATCCCATACTTCGACCGGAACCAACCCAGGACTTCCGGATTGCCGGCGAGTCGCTGGTGGTACAGTTCCGCCAGCGCCGTCAGGGCTTCCCGAACACGAAGCGTGAGACGATGCGCCTCCTCCGCCTCCTCTGCACCGCCTGAGACGGCCTTCGACAGAGGCGGCAGCCGAACGCGTGCCGCCAGGAAGTCCCGCGCCTGCCGGTGGGACTCGGGCATGGGCCCCGACTGCCCCCGCGTGACGGCACCGTGCCGCACGAATTCGACCAGTTGCAGCACGTCGCCACCAACGCCGCATGCGTGGCAGTACCAGCCCTGCTTATCGAGCCAGACGTGAAGCGAACGGTGCGATTGGCTGCGGTGGTTCGGGCAATCGCAGAACAGCGTCTGCCGCGACTCCTGGGTAATGCGGGCTCCCAACAACTCGCGCGCGATCTCCCCGATATCGACGTCGGTGATCTGCCGGTAATACGCGTGGACATCCACCGGTGGAACTGTCACCCCAAGGTCTCCGAAGGAAGCAGGAAAGAGAGAAACGTGTTGCGGCGATCCACTTGCCGCTTGGAGGCGCAGTTCTCAATCCCCCAACGGTCACCCAGCAGGATCACGGATTCCCTGGCGCGCGTTACCGCCGTGTACAGCAGATTCCGATGGTGCATGAAGGAATGCGATTTATGCGCGATCACCACTGCACAGGGGAATTCCGATCCCTGTTGCTTATGGATCGAGGTCGCATAAGCGAGTTGGATATTGCCGAGCGCATCGCCGCCAGACCCGATCTCCACTGCGCGGCCGTCAAAGTCGATCGTCAGTGCGCCATTCGGCTCAGCGCCGAGCACGACGCCCATCGCGCCGTTCATCACAGCCAGGTCGTAATCGTTCTTCGTCTGGATGACCTTATCGCCCCGGTAAAAGCGGGGCCGGTGTCCCCGTTCCACGTCCGGCACCTCGAACCCGAAGAGTTTCCCCTGGAGCAACCGCTGCAGTTCGATATTCAACTCGACGGTTCCCAATGGACCCTTGTGCGTCGGGGTGAGTACCTGGACGTCCCTGACCAGGTCGTAGCCAAGCCGCTCCTGAAGCACCTCCTCGAACAGAAGCATCAGCATGCGCCGCACGTCGCCGGCGTCGGTGAACTTGTCTATCACGTACCATGGCCGTCGTGCGCCATTCTTCGACTCGCACGTGGGCCGAACCTCGCCGGATAGAATCGCCGTCGAGTTCGCCTTCAGCACGCCCGCCTGGCGGATGATCTGCGTGAGGACCGTCGTCGGAACCGCGCGTGACTTCACGAGATCCCGCAGGAGATTGCCAGGGCCGACTGGTGGTAACTGGTTGTGGTCCCCGACCAAGACAACGGCAGTTCGCTTGAGATCCACTGCCTGGAACAGCCGCCAGGCCAGTGGCACGTCCACCATGCTGACCTCGTCGACCACCAGGATGTCCGCTTCGACAGGGTTCTCCGGACCGCGGGAATACGTGTGACCGTTGAATCCGAGCAGCCGGTGAATGGTGCTGGCTTCGTGCCCAACCACCTGTTCGAGCCGCTTGGCGGCCTTTCCGGTCGGAGCCGCGAGAACAACATTGAGATCGAGGTGCGCTGCGGCGCTGGCGATGGTGGAGACGGCGTACGTCTTCCCGCTACCGGCTCCGCCCGTCATTAGGGAGATGGAGAACGTGAAGGCGTTCTTCACAGCCGCCCTCTGTTCCTGGTTCAGTTCGGGACCCTCGGCATCGAGCAGTCCTTCCGTGTCACGGACGAAATGCGGATTGGCCCCGCTGCCGCCTTTAAGGACTATCGCGAGCTCGTGCTCCATCCGGTGGATCTCGGGATCAGCCACCACGAGACGCTCGAACGCGTGGGACACGAGACGCCCCTCGGCGATCATGGCTTCGAGGTGCCCCTCGATCACGTCGCGGCTGTCCAGCGTATCCAGGACTAAGAGGGTGTTGGCCCGGTCGAGCAGATCCTCGTATTCGACCCAGCAATCACCGTCGTCCAGCGCCGCCAATACACAGTAGTGAAGCCCGGCTCGAAGGCGCGACGGCAGATCCTTCGGTGTGCCCATCTTGCGCGCGATCTTGTCGATCTTCTTGAAGCCAAAACCGGCAATCTCGTGCATCAATACGTATGGGTCGGCCTCCAGCATGGGCCCCACTTGGCTGCCGAACTTGCCGACCAGCGTGGTGACCTGGTGATGGGTTAACCCGAACGCCGAGAGATACGCCATTGCCGCGTTGAAATCGCTGTTGGCGATCCAGATGCGCTGTAACTCGAGCGCGGTCTCCACGGGCACCTTGGCGACCCTGGCCACTGCCTCGGGTCGGCTGCGAATCGCAGCATCAAACTTGCGGCCGAACTCGTCAGCAATCAGGCGGGCCTTCGCCGGTCCGATGCCCTTGACGTCTGGATGGTTGGCGAGAAAGTTGGCGAGGCCGTCCGGGTCCATTTCCAAGTCGTGGCCCATGAACTCGGCCTCGAACTGGCGACCGTACTTCGGATGATCCACCCAGTGGCCTTCCAGCCGAACGGCGTCATTCTCCCGGACGAAGACCTTACCGGCGAACTTCACAATGCCGCCTTCGGCGCGCCGAAGACGACCCGCGCTAAACGTGGGCCCCGAATAGAAGACCGTCTCGACGACGCCGCGAACGCTGCTCCGTTCCGCTTTCATACACCCCACCTCGAATGAGCGGCGAGAAGATATGCCTGGACGAACTGGCAGGCCGCCTGGCGGTTGCCGCAGAAGAACACCGGCACGCCGAAGTCGAGAACGATCGACAGCGCACTCCCAACCACCGCGTTTGGATGCGCCTCCCCGCGATAGCGTTGGAGCAGCACATCCGCGACGGAGGCCTCGACCACCACGCAGGCCGCCCGGTATCCGGTGAGCTTCCGGAGTTCTTCCCGAAAACGTCGCCGGGCGTGGATCACGGTGGAAACGAAATCGTCGAGAGACTTCCGTTCCACGGCGACACGTTCCTCCAGACCCTCAACGGAGTAATCCCCGGCCGGCAGCGCCCGCCGCACGGCAGCCACTAGCCGGGAATCGAACGAGTACGGCTCCTGCTCTCGCGTGTCGATGACGATCGTCGCTGGTCCCCGGTTAGAACGGGACAAGCGCGTCTCCCGCCTCCTGGCGGAAGTTGCCGGCCGTGCGCCCGGTCTCGATGCGGCGGTTGAAAAAGATGTTCTCGTTGTCGCCCTTGGTCTTCTTGGTGACCTCCAGCTTCACGTCCAGCAGTTTTTTGAGTTGCTTCGGCAGATCCGACAACTTCTCAAGGTCGAGCCCGCAGAGGTGGAGGTCGGTCTTCACGTACTTCAGGGTGTTGTGGGTGATGACGCTATTGCGCCACATCAGCCGGTTGACGAACTTCGGGGCGATGACACGAAGCGTCCACTTCAGCATCGGATTACCCGTGCTCTGCGCCTCGGTCAGTTCGACCTTCTCTACGGACACCTGGTACTTGCCGTCCGGCACGCTCTCGAAATCGCCGCGCTCTTCAGGTTGCTCGCTCTGGTAGTCGTCGTCGAACTGCGAAAGATCAATGGCATGCTTGCTCATGGGCTTTTCCTCTCCTATTGGTGGCGCCTACTTCGCCGCCGGCGCTTTGGCGGACTGCTGCGGCTTCAGCGGCGCGACCGCCGCGTTGAATGCTTCGAAAAACTTCCGAAAGTCCAGGTCGAGGGTCTCGGGCAGCCGCCCGGTGCGATCGCCCGCCTCGTAGTACAGGCTCGGCTTGGTGCGGATGACGCGCTTGACGCTCTCGGCGCCGTCCTCAGCGGTGGCCATTTCCAGGTCGCAGAACAGCACCTGGTCCACCATGCCGAGCACGATTTTCCGGGCCTTGTCGGGCAGCGTGGGTACGATGCGCGTGTACTTGCCCGTGCGGGTTTCGACTTCGATCTCCTTGGCGTGAGATACGAGGAACAGGCCGTACGGCAAGAATGCCAGCTTCGTCAGCACCCGCTGGAATTCGTTATTGACGAGCGCGTAGCCCTTGCCGTAGCCCAGGTCCGATTCGTGCTCGATCTTGTACTTCTTGACGATGTAGTCCGTGCAGAACTTGTACGCGTTGTCGATGGTGTCGATGATGATGGTCCGGAAGGGATGCTTCCCTTCGGTCACCTCGGCGCAGGCGGCCAGCAGTTCGTCCCAGGACTGAATGGGAGCCTGGAATACGTCGAGGGCGTTCAGACCCGGCTCGGTGGCCAGGAACAGCGCGCCGTCTGCCTGCGAGCAGAAGGTGGACTTTCCGATCTTCGTCTGCCCGTAGACCAGAACCGTGAGGTCGGCCAGGTCGGGCTTGGGTTGCGTCTTGGCGGTTGGCAGCATAGGTCTCCTTTTCAAAAAACCGGTTCCGGCGCATCGCCGGGCAGTACGCGCAGTTCCTCGTTGGGCTCCACGCGCTGGTAGAAGTTCTCGATCACGTTGGGATTGCCGTTGGAGCGGCAGAGCGCGAAATACGGGCAAGGCCGCTGGTAGTTGAAGCAGAACGCAGTGTTCTGGTAGAAGACTCCTCGCCGGCGTGCGCGGAGGTAAGCCTGGGTCAGCTCCCACAACTCGCTGCGCAGGATTTCGAAGCGGTCCCGCGAGAGGTAAAGCATCTCGCGGTGGAACATCGCGGGGTCGGCGTACTTCTCAGCAAGTCGCTGCTGAAACTCCTCATTGGACTCCGGCAGTTTTCGCTTCGCTGTGGTCTTGCCGGTCTTCGATTTGGCGAGCAGCTCCTCGCGCCGGGCCTGGTATTCCTCTTCCGTTTCGCCCTTGCCCTGCTGGAGCTTGGCTTTCACCAGCACGTTGTAGAGAATGCCGGTGATGGAGATGCCCATCGTCTGCTCGATGTAGTGGGCATAGATGGTGATCTGGAAGTCGGTCCAGAGCTTCTCCAGGTAGTCGCCGTCGACCTGCGAGGCCGTCTTGTGCTCCAGGATGAAATGCTCGTCCCCGATGCGGACAATGCCGTCCACCTTGCCGGCGAGTACGAAGCTCCGAGACGCTGCGCCCGTTGCCGGATTGACGATCGGACCCTCGAAGTTCCTCTCCAGTACGACGATCTCGAAGTCGTCGGTGGCATACCGCGCCGCGTAGGACGTCATCATCGCGGTGGCGAGGTGCCAGTCCCGGCGCTGATCGTCATCCTGCAGGCGGTTGGGGCACAGCCGGTCGACGAGCGCCAGCACCTCGGACAGGTTGCGGCGCATGTGCCACGCCTCCAGGCACTGGTGAATCAAGGCGCCAAAGTGCAAGTTCCGGTCGCGCTGGAGGGGAACCAAGTGCTGCTCGTATCGCCAGTCCACGGCCTTGCGGCAATTGCGGAACAAGCTCCACATCGAATAGGTAGAGACGACTGGGACAGTGCTCACTGCGCACCTCCGGTGCTCGCGAAGTAGTCTGGTCCGATACCGGCGGCAAGCAGGGCCTCTCGAAGCCGTCGGATCCTGCGATAGATCACTGTCCGGGTCTGGCCTGGCACGCGGCTCAGTTCGCTGGGCGTGTGCCAGCACAGCGCACGGGCGGTTTCGCGCAGGACTTCCGGTAGCGGCGCAAGTGCCCGGTCAATGTCCAACCAGAAATGCTGGCGGTCGGCCAGTGGCGGAGCCGATCCGGAGTTGAGCGATGCTACATCCGCTTCGGCGAGATCAGAGGAAGGAACCTGATCTCCAAGATGCCGCCGCCGACCTGCGAGACGGTAGCGAAGGATCGAGGTCAGTTCTTTGTCCATCACCCGCGAGGCGAAAGTGCGGACGGAAGCCCGATTCCCATCGAAGCGATCGAATCGGATGTAGAAGGTGACGAGCAGTTGGCCGGCGACGTCGTCGCAGTCATCGTGAGTGAGCCCGCAACGGCCGACGGCACCCAACGCCTTCTGGCGCGCGACGTCGTGCACCGCGGGGAAGGCTTCTTCGAAGGCGAGGTTATGCATGCTCGCCTCCCGCCTGGCGCGCCGCTCGTCCGGGGAGTTCGATCTCCATGGTGAACGGCAGGCCATGCCGCACAACCAGAACCCGGATTTCGCCGTCCTCTACCTCGCGGGTGTACTCGAACAACTCGGCTGCCTCGCGCTTCAGTTCGAAGTTGTTGCTCCGGGTAGCGGGCGGCTCCTGGCGGTCGACGCCGAACTTCAGGTCGCGCACAACCACCGGCCACGGGTCGAGCACAGGTTGACCGGCGCGAATTCGCAGGAACTCAATCTGGCCGAAGCCGATGTGACGAATCGCGTCGAGCAGCGTGCGCTCTGCTGGCAGCAGGTCCTTGGTCGAGGTGGGTCTTCCGCGGTTCATCGCGCCACCTCCGCCTCGGTCTCGCCGCCGGAGGGACGACGGTTCAGCCACTCGTGGACGTCGGACGGCGCATAGCGCACAAGCTGTCCGACCTTGCGATAGCGTGGGCCGCGTTCGATCGTGCGCCAGAATCGGAGCGTCCCAATCGAGACTCGCAACAGCCGCGAGAGTTCCTTTTCGTCAAGTAGTGTTTCCAGGTTTTGATCGCTCATTTTGCCCGTCCCTCCCGCCATCTACGCGGTTGGTACAGGCTCATAATCCGGCCTGGGTGGCTGGGTAAATCAATCCTGGGAAACTGGGGAGAAACTGGGTAAAGCTAACGGGACCGTTTGGGCAGGCCGTGATGCAGGATCTTTTCTATGTTTCGGCTCGCAGCGTAGTGATCCGGCAACTTGCCGCGCAGCCACTTGTAGTAGTCGGCCTCATCCACGCCGGCGGCATCCTGGATGTCCTTCACCTTGCAGTGATTGCGGGCAGAGAATTCCTTCACCACGCGCCGGCGGTCTTCTTTCGGCGTGACCGGAGCCTCGCCGCCGGTTTCTTGGGGATTGACAGACGTCAACCGACCGGCATCGTCGAGTAATAGGTGCTCTTCGAGCGGCAGGAAGCCGACACCGCGCGCCTGCATCATCTCCTGGACCTCCAGGGTTCGGTGGCGTTTGGTTGGAGCGACCAAAACGAACGGGCCGGCCATGTTGAGCAACAGCCGTTGAACAACGGCGACGAATCGCGCAGTCTCAGGTAACACCACAAGGAAAACGGGATGAGACCGACTCTCGCGCCGCTCCGACACGCCGATGCCCCACGTTCCATCGCCCCTCGGTACGGGCTCCTGCCATCGAACCCCAAGCGGCCCGGCGAGCACGCGAGCGAGGCTGGCGATATCCAGCTGTTGAAGGAGGACGTCCCGTTGCGTCAGGGTGACCCTCTCGCAGATCTCATATGGGTCGCGGCAGATCGCGGCGAACTCGCCGTTGCCGTAGTCGATGATCTTCCGCGGGCAGTAGCCGACGTGCGGCTTCGGACATGGGTACAGCGATCCTTCCGTGTCCGTCACCCGAAGGTGCGGCCGAACTAAGTCGATGTCGGGCCCGCAGTGCGCCTCCCAAAACGCGGGGATCGCGAGCAGGCCAGGTATCGCCTCAAGCGACCGCCATAAATGACTGAGTGTTCTCATCGTCTGCCACCGATCCCACAATCACGAAACCGCGGGCGCGCAGCCATTGCTCGATTATGGCGGCCTCCTCGCCGCGGCCATACTCCGCGATATTCGGCGGCTGGACCAACACCGGTCTGGGGCTCGGTTCGCCGGCGAGCTTCACTGCGAACCGCGCGTGGAGCAACTCGGCGTCCGCATCAAGCTTCCTTTGCCGCAGTTCCATCGCCCGGAACAGGTCGCATGCCTTAAGCTTCTCCGTGTAGTCGAATGCACTCGGCCACAGACACTCAAGCTCGGTGAGGCGGACCCACTCCACCCCGCCGACGTCGCGGCATTGAAGGGACGCGATCCCATCCGTCCTCAAGGGCGCCAGGGTGTACTTCTGGGTGTAGACGAACTTCTCCGCATCGCCAAACACGTGCTTGCCGAACTTCTCCCGGTAGAGCCGCAACTCCCCGATCGTGCTCGTGCTGATCCGCAGCTCGTTGTTCACCGCGTCGTAAATGACCAAGTCCGTCTTCTCCGGCCGGAAGAACGTGCAGGTGGACTGCGCGCCCTTACGGCTGGGCTCCCGCTTGCAGAGTTGCCCGTGTTGGACCATAAAGCGGATCTCGCCATCGATGTCGATTCGGATCACGCGGCAGCCGATGCCGCGCTTCTTGGCCATGAACCAACCCTCGAGGTCGGCCTCCAGTTCGTCGAACTGGATCGGCAGTTGCTCGAGTGGGACCACCGCCTCCGGGTCGCGCGCGCGGAAGCTCTCGAACTTCCGGCGCCGATGAGATCCCGCCTCACGCTCTTTCAGCAGCAGTGCCTGCGGCGCCTCGATCCAGATCCGGGCCGCCAGGTCGGCGGCGGTGGCCTCCATGTCCACCTCGATGAAGTTGCGGCGGGAGATGTCGAGGAGTTGGTCGAAGTTCCCGTCTGTTCCGAGGTTGCCGATCACGTGCAGCCCCTCGACAACATGGGAGTCCATGAACTCGTCGGGTTGCGCCAGGATGCCCGACAGCTTCTCGTAGTCAATGTCGGGACTGTCCTCACGCGGCAAAGACAAGCCGCGATCCTCCAGAAACCCACGGCAGGGTTCCAGGAGGCGGATCAGGTTGCCGGGTTGAATAGTCTTCAACAGATCCGGCTGCGCGAAGCTCTTCGGGTTGAAGCGAACCATCGCGGGGGCCACCTCCCAGGGACGTTGTGGCTGTATCAGCAGGCCCGGTGGGGGAAGGTCGTGACCTGGAGTACAACATCAAAGGGTAGCATGGCGAACAAAACACGAACAAGATTCAACAACGGATCTCAATGAAAACCGGGCAAATCGAGTTCTTGCCGACCGGTGCCTGTGGAAAGCATGTGGAGACCAAGAATTCTCCTAGTCCATTGCATCTAAGCTATTTACGTATACCTCTCCCATGGAGCCAATCGAGCCCCGCGGCCTGTAGGGCGAGCGGCTCGACATCGAGCTGTGGACAGCGCCGGTGCTCGGTCGGTTCCTGCCACAAGAGCTGCGCACGCGCAACGACAACTTTCCCGTTGACAGTACAACGCGAATGCATCATAATCAGAATTCATCATTCGTGATGTACTGTCACCGAAAGGAGAAGCGATGCCACTCAAATTGAAGACGGACGGTAAGGACCTCATGGCCGACGTGTTTCAACTCGTTGAGAACCCGTTTAGAACCAGCGAGATCTACAGCGTGGATCGAAGGGGGACCTACGTCCCTGAGATCTACGGAGACCAATTCGAAGAGTTCTACCAGAAGTTCTTCCTGGTTCCGATGAGTAAGGAGAATAACAAGCAAGTCGTGGGTGCCGTATGGTCTTCCCATACCGGGGACAAAGCAGGCAAAGGGTACGGGAAGAGCGTTCTCATGGCGGAGGAATCCATCCGCATCAACGCCGACTTTGGCTTGGGGAAATTACTGGCGCTCGGTTTTGGACAGGCCGAGGCCGCCGAGAATCCTTTCCTCGCCGGCTACTGCACTTTTGATCAGGCCAAGGACGTCAAGTCCTTTCCGGCCGCCCTCCTCGACGCAGTCGCGTTCATCTTGGAAAGCTCGAACAGCAGCGCCAATGTGCATCTCGCACTCCGTGAACGAATCTCAAGTCGGATCGACGCCGAAGAGGGCTACGAGAGTGAAGCGATCCTTCGGGCACTTCAGAAAGAGCTCCGCAGGTACCGGGGTTTGAATGTTCAGCTCACGCATCCGAAGATCGAAGAGTTCATTCAAAAGCTCTGCCACGATGACACGGAGGCTCTGATCCATTTCATCCGTCATGAAATCGGCCCGCGAATTAAGGCGGCGCAGGGATTCAACTTCGTTCACATCTTCAATGCGTTTCTTCTGATCGCTGGGGTGGTCTACGTTGTGTACTTCGTCGACCAAATCGAGAATTTCGCTCGCTTCGCCCGGAATCAGGAAAGAGATCTGAAAATTCTTCGCGAATCTATGTGCCAGACCTCGCCAACCGATGGCATGGCATCGTTCGTTTTTCAAATGCACGTACACGCATTGCAGGCGATTGAGGGCTGGTGGGACAACATCGAGCATCTGCCGTCCTTGGACCCGCAGAAGCTCATCAATGCAACACGGATCGTGGACCTTCAGGGCCTGACGACAAAACAAGAAGCCAAGATCCTCGCCGAGAGGTACCTCGCTGACAACCGGCCATCGGGGGTCAAGCCCACCAACTCCTTACACCCGTTCGACGCCGACATTATCGAGGCCGTGCGTCTCGCTGCGAATGGCAACCCGCGGCGATTCCTGGAGAAACTTGGGGCAATTCTGGACAACGCGATCGTCAACCAGCGGCGCAAGATCGACTTGGCATTTGTTACCCCATTGCTTGAGGACGACGCCGACAGCGTCTCCGGTGTCCCGCCGGCGGATGAAGACGATGACTTCAGCAACCCGGAACGATAGGTCAGCCATGCCGGCAGAGACCGACTCTATCCCGCGTACCAGTCTGAGCGATCTGTTCTTTACGCTGCGAGTCGCTGCCAAGGACACGGCGATCACTCTTGAGCTGCTCCGGCAGCATTTCTGTGTACAGCGGAAACGTAAGGTGAGCGGCGATCTTCTGTGGTCAACTGCGGCCTACAATGCGCAGGAACTAGGCCGACTTGGACTCCTAGAAGTCGGTCCGGCTCCAAAGAGCCGCCGTTCGTTCGAGCAGCTGCGGGATCGGGAGGTCGCCATTACGGATGCTGGACGGAAACTCGTCACCCTCCCAAAAGAGCAGCGGGCCGAAGCATATGACGCCCTCTTCAAACTCATGTTCGCGACGCATCCTTACCTGCGGGCCTTCGTGCGAGCGATCAACAAAAACCATCTGTTCGCGCCCGTCGTCACGTCACTCAAAGACCACGTTTCACCGAAATACGCCACCGCCAGCGCGCTAGTCGAAGACGTATCAAGAAAGCAATTTGACGTCGATGGCGTCATCGCGGCCCTAGACCGCCGGATGGCGCGGCCACTCACCTCGGACGAACGATCGGGAATCGTCGAGGGGGTCCGATCACTTCTTGACGAGGTCAGTCTTAGCGCCATGTCCGAAGAGCCGGCGGAGTTCGCCAAGAAATTTCTCCTCAAGATCAATGACTACGTACTTCCTGCGCTCCTGCGCGGCGACGGGTTAACATTTGACTACCGGACGCACCGCACCCTGTGGTCCCTGGGCCAGGAGTGGAAGCTCTGGCAGAGTACCAGCGATCACCCGGAGTATGACGGCCGTCTGGTCTTTCGAACCGCAACAATTCAAACCACGTCGGACGAGCGGGGTGTAGCTGCCCTTCTTTATGACAGCGGCCTTAACAGAACCGCGGATGGGTTTCTGCCGAAGCTCTACAACTCGTACATCAAAATGCAGAGGCTGACGAAGGGAACCTACGCGCTGGCCTGGCAGTTGCGCGCGGTGTTTTGCTTCGATAACCGGTGTCAGGAGTCTGTGTTCGACCGCCTTATGGAAGAACACTACACCGGATCCGACGAGTTCGACCTCACTCTTGAGATTCAGAGACAGCGCGGCCAATATGATCGTCCACTGCGGGTGGGAAACCGCAACATCGGACTGGTTCGGGTCGTGAAGAAATGAGGGAACATGAGTCCTTTTTTCCTCAGGCGTCCCGAGGTGCATTTCCCAAGGTTCCTGTATGATCTCGCGCTTGACTGCTTCGCCATCGTGCAATGCTGGGAACCATTTGCGCTTTCAGGGCCGGAACGCGGCAGGTTCCTGGAGAAGCTCTTCTGCCGCTATTGCGATTCGAAGCGGCTGCGCCTAACCGAAGTTCCTGGATCGAGAACTCTCTGCGGCCAACAAAGTGCCTCCGGCTTCGCCCACGAAAGTGACGCCGTCATCGCGATGCCGGACCTCATAATTCACGTTGAGATGAAATACCTCAGCTCACAACTGGGCAAGAATGAGATGCTCGTCTTCAATCAGAAGGGTCTGGACTTCTTGGCTGCCGCAAATCGAACGATTAGAAAGCGCCCGTTGTACCGCCTCCTATTTAGCGGATACCCCCTGTCTGAAGAGGCGAGGCGCTTCGCCCTCCAATGGGGAATCATTGTGATCGAGCCGGAACGGATGCCACTGCTGGTACTACACCGATTCGCAGGGCTGCGGATTCCATGCCTCGTGTCTCCTGCAGAAGAGATGCAGGACCAGATTTGGGAAGAGATCCCTCGTATCGTCGTCCCCCTCCAGGAACGGATGCAGCGGCTGGTCCTCCTTCTCCAGGACGATGAGCCCCTCGTCTCAACGCTGAGACTCGAACGCATCCTTGAGACGTACCAACTGCTGTGTGGCGACGCCTATTGGGCGGCCTTGGACGAGGCAACCCCAGGCTGGTTGGAGGACGCGTATGACGCACTGCGGTTGGAAGATTTGTAGACGCGTGTCTGGTGCGCAAGAACCTGGAACAGGAGGCTCACGTGGCCGATGAAATGTTAGACTCGGTGCTTTCAAAGACAGTTATGGAACCGATAGAGGTGAAATCGAGGTTGGGTACACCACGTTCGCCAATCAGGCCCGTGAAGAAGAAAGAGGAGCGAGCTGCCCTCCTTACTTCGATGACGATGCTAGAACCTCTGGTGCAGCTTCGCCTCTGTTTAGCCGTTGGCACAAGGCCGCCCGTCGAACTTCTGACATCGCAGCACATTAGCAGCGCACTTCAGTTAGATGACTGCTGGAAATTCGCGCGTCTGCTTGCGGTCCCGGAACGGTCTATTGACGCCCTCGCCGTGCTGACCGCAGCCCGGTCGCTCATGCAGACGCAGGGGCGCCCGAATGTCAGGAGGTGGGCGAGAGGCCTTCTTTCATTTGCGAAGCTCTGGCAGACCGGCATACCGCGCGCGGTCCCAACGGAAGCGACAGCCGGCGCGTTCCTCTCAGTCGCTGCTAGTCTCCTGGACCATCGTGCGGAAGCGGCCACATGGAGCATGGGCAAGTCAGCGCCTCCAAAGCAGATGCTGACGGATCTGGTCCAGAGCTCTTTTGAATTGATCAAGCTCTATCCTACGGTCGGCTCGTTGACCTTGGGATCAGATTTGCTCACCAGAGCTGTGAACCGGCACTCCTTCGATCCGGACGCCTTGTCCATGCCGCCTGAGGAAAAACTTGGTGCGGCCGACGCTCTTTGGATCGCATTATCAACGGAGTTAGATCGTGCTCTTGTTTCGATTCGTCTCAGCGACGTGCAAGCGCTCCTCCGCGCCATGGCCAACTTTCCGGCAAAACAACGGGAATTTGGAGAAGTCGTGACCAAGCACCTCGCGAAACCCGATTCCTTGGATCGAGCGTGTGTGCAACTGCTTTCCCAGTATGCGGAATCGACTGTCGGCGAAGACACCGCTCTTGAATTCGCTCCTGGATTGCACGAGGATGTCGAAACGACGGAGTTAGCCCGATTGATGATGAAAGCTTGGGATGTGGCGGCGCGCCTGGCCCCGGGTGGGGAGCTGGCCGAGGAGGTGACCACCACGCTGAGCCGCCTCTTCGGCCTCAAGTTGATCGGTGAGGCTGACCAGACCGCCCAATATCATCCAGCCATTCACGAGTTTGAACACGGAGCCGGCGTCTCTGACGTGGTTCGGGTTGTTCGTCCAGGCGTTCAAAGAGTCACCACGAATAAATCGTCGGTCATATTTAAGGCAGTAGTTCGCGCAGCAACGGAGAACTCGAATGTCTAATAACGCGTTCATTGGCATCGATTGGGGAACTCACTCCTCGAAGCTCTGTATAAGCTCAACGCAGCGGTACATCGACGCACCGCTTTTCAGTTCCGACATCCTCTCGGCCGATGGCAGAATCGCCTTTGGTATCGGTGACCACAGCAAAGAGGACGAGATCATCCGAGGCCTGAAGGGAGACTTGATCAAGAACAGCTTGGCGGCTCCGTTTTGGAGCAGCGAGAACAGATTGGACACGGGCACTTCCTTGGGAGAGGCGGTCGCGTTCGCCCTTGCCTGCCTTGTCGCCGAAGCCAAACGCTTACTGCATGCAAAAGTCTCGGGCGTTTCCTTTGAGGAGGCCGAGTTAGGATTCTCCTTCCCGAACTGGCTAGCAGAAGATGGCAAGAAGGCCGCCGTTGCCGCCCAGAACTTTTGCGAGGCGACCCAGGTCGCCGTGGCGATCGTCGCACAATGTGCGGAGAGTGCACTACCTCATCCAGGGAAGGCCTACGCAATCGACAAGTGGAAACGCACGGTTCACGCGGCAAGAGAGGCAGTAGCGGGCACAAAGCTCTCGAGCGTCACCCTGGAAAGCGCCAATCGGACTGGGTTCTGTTTGTCGAACGACGGTCCGACATGGCGGTTCATCGTTGAATCAGGCGCGGCAGGCATACCGTATTTGCGCATTATGCAACTGCCCAGACAAAGAGGAATCGGTGGGCTTGGGAAACTTCTGGTTGTCGATGTGGGTGCCGGATCGACCGATGTTGGCTATATGCTCCGAACAACCAACGTGGAAACTGGTAGGCCTACCTTTTATCATGTTCGGCCTGCACCCGCTTTTCCGATTGCAGGAAACCAGCTGACTGAAGACCTCCTGAAGCACTACCGGGCGCAGAATCGACTGATGGGATACAGGGAAGCTGAGGCACAGAAGGTCTCTGGCAGTTCCTGGTGCAACCTGCCGTTCGTAAGCGCATGGATGAAGCAAATCTGCGATCACGTAGAGACATATGTCCACGGCATTCCGGACGACCGCTGGTTACCCGTGGCCAAGCCCCTCAATATTGTCGTGACTGGCGGTTCAGGCCTGGTGCCCGGATTGAAAGACAAACTCGTTGAGGCTGCGCGCAATGCGCTGCGCGCGCGGAGGTTCGACTCGAAGACCTGTGAGGCTGTCAAAGCAATCAATCGGTACGAGCCGCGTTTCGACTTCAAGACCGAGGCGGACGTCGCGCGCCGTGCAGTTAGTTTTGGCGCTGCTGATCCCGACAAGCCAGGCTTCAGATACGTGGATAAATTCGACCCGCCATTCACCCACGCCACCGTGAAGGCTGCTCCCAGGTGGGTGTGAGCATTCCGGATATGGCTCGGCGGACTAGGCACCCGGGCGAACGGGGGCTCGGCTATAGATCAGTTGTGCACGATCCCTGCCTAACGAGCAAGAAGACGGTGTTGGCCACAATGATCGACAATGGTCATTACGGGAAAGGAGATCGGACGGTCGCGATGGCCGCGCCGGCCTGAAGAGGATAGGTGTCGACGAGCTACCACGCCAAATACTTCGGCCACGAGTTGACCCGCCGGTCCGGAACGGACGGCGTGGGGAAGCTGTCGGTTTCCCTATTCGATGCCGCCGTCGATCTGAACCCATACCAAATTGAAGCCGCGCTCTTCGCGTTCCGGTCGCCTCTCTCGAAAGGCGTGCTGCTGGCCGATGAAGTCGGCCTCGGCAAGACCATCGAGGCGGGCCTGGTGCTATGCCAGTGTTGGGCCGAGCGTCGCCGGAAGTTGCTCGTCATCTGCCCCGCATCTCTCCGCAAACAGTGGAGCATGGAACTCTCGGATAAATTCCACTTGCCCAGCGTCATCCTCGATTCGGCATCATACCGGGATGCACTCCGTGACGGGAGCGCTTCGCCCTTTGCCGCACATGGGGTCGTTATCGTCTCTATGAACTTCGCCAGCCGCATGGCAGGCGAGGTGCAACTCGTACCGTGGGACCTCGTCGTAATCGATGAGGCCCATAAGCTCCGGGGCGCATACCGCACGAGCAACAAGATGGGCCAAGCCATCCGCACGGCCATCGCGGACCGCCGAAAGTTGCTGCTGACCGCCACACCGCTGCAAAACTCGTTGCTCGAACTCTACGGCCTCTCGACCCTGATCGACGAGCATCTGTTCGGTGACCTGGCTGCCTTCCGAACGCAATACTGTTCGAAGGACGGAGACCTAGACGGCTTGAAGGACCGTCTTCGTTCCTTCTGCTACCGGACGCTGCGAAGCCAGGTCCTGGAATACGTGAAATACACGGAGCGCCGGCCGATTACGCGCCCGTTCACCCCTGCTGATTCCGAACAGCAACTCTACGAAGCAGTCTCTGCTTTTCTGCGCAGGGATGACACCTACTCCATCCCGCATCGCCAGCGAGAACTGACGACGATGATATTGCGCAAGCTCTTGTCCTCCAGTTCTCAGGCCGTGGCAGGCACCCTCGAAATGATCCGTCAACGCCTATTGGTCCTCAAGGCGCACTCCCATAGTGATGCGGTTTTGTCTGACGGCGAAGGTTTGGCAGAGAAGCTGATCGAAGAAGATGAACTGAACTCTGAGCTGTTGGACGAGCCTGCAAACGGAGGCGAGAGTCCGGACGGCGATCTACCCCCATCGCCTGCGCCGGTCGATCTGAAGAAACTGGACTCCGAAATCGCCGAGCTCGACCGCTTCGTGCACTGGGCCCGCTCTATACAAATCGACGCGAAGACCCGCGCTCTCCTCACGGCATTGCAGATCGGGTTCGATGAGATGGAGAAGATTGGGGCGCTCCGCAAGGCCGTTGTCTTTACGGAGTCTCGCCGCACACAAGAGTACCTGCGCAACTTTCTGGAAGCCAACGGCTACGCGGGGAGAGTCGTTCTGTTCAACGGTACGAATACCGGCCCTGACGTCGACCGCATCTACCAGGAATGGGAGCGCGTGAACTCACCGCTGGGGCGGCTCAGCGGATCCAAGCTGGCCGACAAGCGTCTGGCCCTGATAGAGCACTTCCAGGACCATGCAGACATTCTCATCGCCACCGAATCCGCCGCGGAGGGAATCAACCTCCAATTCTGCTCGCTCGTCATCAACTACGACCTCCCCTGGAACCCTCAGCGAATCGAGCAGCGGATTGGGCGCTGCCATCGCTACGGCCAGAAGCATGATGTCGTTGTCATCAATTTCCTAAATGAGCGGAATGAAGCCGACAAGCGCGTCTTTCAGCTCCTCAACGAGAAGTTCAACCTATTTTCCGGCGTCTTCGGCGCCAGTGACGACATCCTGGGCACCCTCGAATCCGGCGTTGACTTTGAAAAGCGCGTCTTCGCCATCTATCAGACCTGCCGCACCCCCGAGCAAATCGAAGCGGCGTTCCTGAAGTTGCAGGCCGAAATGGAAGAGGCGATCCAAAGCCGTCTCGTCGATACCAGACGGAAGCTCCTGGAGAACTTTGACGAGGATGTTCACGACCGCCTCCGCGTCCAGCTCGATGAAACCCGCCAGCGCCTCGATTGGGTCGGCCGCATGTTCTGGCAACTGTCGAAGTTCATCCTTCGCGACCTTGCCACCTTCGACGACGCGACCTTGGCGTTCGAGTTACGCCATACGCCGCGACCGGACGTGAAACCGGGCCGCTACCATCTGATCTCGAAGACGCACCAGAACGTCGACGGAGAGTTTCTCTACCGAATCTCGCACCCTCTCGGTGAACATGCCATCGACGCCGCAAAGAGTTGCGCGACGCCAGAAGCCACCCTGAAATTCCAGATTACCGGCCATCCCGTGCGAATACGGGTCGTCGAGAACCTCAAGGGCAAGTCCGGCATCCTTGTGCTCAATCGCCTCGCCATTGATTCGTTCGATCGCGAAGAGTACCTCCTGTTCAGCGGATTGACCGATGACGGTCGGCCGCTCGATCAGGAGACCTGCGAGAAGCTGTTCCATTGTGACGCCGTTGTCTTTCCCGACGCGGCCACCGCCGACGTCCCGCCGCAGCTCAGCCGGGAGGCCGAACGCCACACCGCGGCGACGATCAGCCGATCTCTTGAAACGAACAACAGGCACTTCCAGGAGGAGCGAGAGCGCCTGGAGAAATGGGCGGATGACCAGATCATCGCCGTGGAGCGCGAATTGGCCGACACCAAAGCGCGAATCAAGGCATTGAACCGCGCGGCCCGCCTCACGACCACGACGGAGGAGCATCTCCGTGTTCAAAATGAAATCCGCGAGGCAGAGAAGGAACAGCGGCGGCAACGCCAGCGGATTTTCGACCTCGAGGACGAGGTCAAGGACAAGCGCGACCGGCTGATCACGAAGTTGGAAACGCGCATGACGCAGAAGACGCAGCGCGAGACAATCTTCACCATCCGTTGGAAGGTGGAGTAGCCTCATTTGGGAATGTGAACATGGCCGACAGCCAAACGAAACTAAAGACCTTACTCCGGGAACTGTTCCAGCTTGACAGCGCCGATCTCGACTTCGGCATCTACCGGATCATGAATTCGAAGCGCTCGGAGATCGAGCGCTTTCTGGACAACGATCTCCTCCCGCAAATCAAGGAGGCGTTCCTACAGTACAAGTCGAGCGATGCGGCCCACATCAGAGCTGAGCTCGACAAGGTCATCCAGCAGTTGAAGGACGCGGGCGTCGATCCCGAGTTGTCGCCGAAGGTGAAGGAGTTTCGCGAGAAACTGTCGACCGCCATCGACGTATCCGCCCTCGAGAACCAGGTCTTCTCTGATCTGTTCAACTTCTTCCGCCGGTACTACAACGAGGGGGATTTCCTGTCTCTTCGGCGATACAAGGAAGGCGTCTACGCCATACCTTACGAAGGCGAAGAGGTCAAGCTCTACTGGGCAAACCACGATCAGTACTACATCAAAAGCAGTGAGTACCTGCGCGACTACACGTTCAGGCTCGCGGATGGAAGGCGAGTCCACTTTCGGCTGGCAGCCGCCGACATCGACAAGGACAATAACAAGTCCACCAATGGAAATGACCGGCGGTTCATCCTAGCCGGCGAAGACGCGATCACGGAAGAGAATGGTGAGTTGGTGATCCGGTTCGAGCTTCGACCGGATACCGAGAAGCGTCGGCAAGATGCCCTGAATGCAGAAGCGACGAAGACCATTCTCGAAGCCCCCGCAGCTTCTGCTTGGCTGTTCGCGTTAGCCGCTCTAAGTCCCTCCGAGGCAGATCCAAACCGCACAGTTCTTGTAAAGCACCTGAAGGATTACACTGCCCGAAATACCTTCGACTACTTCATCCATAAGGATGCAGGCACCTTCCTTCGCCGCGAGCTCGACTTCTTCATTAAAAACGAGGTCATGCATCTCGACGACATTGAGAGCGCTTCGGTGCCGCGAGTTGAGCAGTACCTCTCTGGCATCAAGGTGCTGCGTCGTATTGCTCACAAGATCATCGACTTTGTTGCTCAGTTGGAGAACTTTCAAAAGAAACTCTGGCTGAAGACGAAGTTCGTGGTTGAGACGCGATATTGCATCAGACTCGGTGTGATACCCGAGGAGTTTTACGCCGAGATCGCGACGAATGATGCCCAGCGAGAGGAGTGGGTCACCCTTTATGCAATTGATCAGATCAAGGCTGACTTGACCCAGCCCGGTTATAGCGCCCCGCTGTCACCCGCCTTTCTAACCGCGCATCCGACGTTGGTCCTGGACACCCGTTATTTCTCGCCGGAGTTCACCGCGCGTCTTCTCGGAAGATTCGCGAATCTGACCGAAGACATCGACGGCCTGCTCGTCCACAGCGAGAACTTTCAAGGCCTTCGCCATCTTCAAGCGAGTTATCGCTCCCAGATCGACGTTGTGTACATTGATCCACCCTACAACACGAATGCATCGGCAATCCTGTACAAGAACGACTACAAACATTCGTCGTGGATGAGCCTCATGGAGAACCGGCTCGTCCCAGCATCGCATCTCCTTACGGACGTTGGTGTGCTTTGCGTTGCGATTGACGACGAGGAGGTCTCTGAAGCCCGACAGGTGATCAGTCAGATCTTTCCTAAGCAGATAGGCATTGCTGTCGTCAGATCCAATCCCCAGAGCCGGAAGGCCAAAGGCACGTTTTCGCCGACGCACGAGTACGCGCTGTTTTATGGCACAACAGCCGGTTCGAAACCCGGAAGCCTGGAACTGACCGAAAAGCGGATGGCTCGATATCCCAAGCAGGACGAGAAGGGCCGCTATTCGTGGATGAGCTTCATTAGAACTGGGACGGGCGACAAGCGATCTGATCGTCCGAAGCTCTACTATCCGATCTATGTGGCCGACGACAACTCACTTCGCGTTCCAAGGCTAGAGTGGTCCGACGATCGGGGGGAATACGAAATACTAGAAGCCCTCAAACCGAATGAAGTAGCGGTCTTCCCAATCAGCAAGGGCGAGAACGGCGAGGTTGAAAAACGGTGGCATCGGGGATATGACAGAGTCATCTCCGAGCCGGAAGAATACCGTGCTCGCAGGGACGCGGAGGGGAATGTCAGCATCGACTTTAAAACGCGAATCGATGAGGAGTCGGCGCCATCCACATGGTGGGACAACAACGACTACGCTTCTGCCAACTACGGTGCACTGCAGCTGAAGAGCTTGTTCGGGGACAAGCCCTTCGACTTTCCAAAAGCAGTGAATCTGGTCGCCGACTGCTTACGAGCCGCCAACGCTGACGCTGAGTCTGTGATCTTGGACTATTTTGCTGGTTCCGGTACGACAGGTCATGCCGTCATTAACCTGAACCGAGAAGACGGAGGTCAGCGAAGGTTTATCTTGATTGAGGGGGGAGAGCATTTTGAGACCGTGATCGTACCTCGAATCAAGAAAGTGGTCTTCGCGTCTGAGTGGAGTGAAGGCAAGCCAGTACGGCCTGCGAACGCGGAAGAAGCTGGTCGCAGCCCCCGCATCATCAAGATACTTCGGCTGGAGTCCTATGAAGACGCATTGAACAACTTGGTCTTGAGCCGCTCGCAGCCTCAGCAGTCACTGTTGGATGCAAGTAGTGACGTCCGCGAGGACTACACCCTCCGCTACATGCTTGACGTGGAAAGTAAGGGCAGCCAGTCACTCCTAAATGTTCGGGCGTTCACAGACCCATTCAAGTACGCTCTCAGCATCGCCACCAACACGGTTGGCGAGACTAAGCGGACGAACGTAGATCTTATAGAAACGTTCAACTACCTGCTTGGGCTGCGTGTGAAGCATATCGACACGATTCGCGGTTTCCGCGTCCTCCATGGCACCGGTCAGGGCGGCGACAAAGTCCTGGTGATCTGGCGCAACGTCGAGGAGAATCCAAACGCCAAGCTTGATGAGTTCTTCCAGAAGCAAGGTTACAACACGAAGGACATGGAGTTCGACCTCATCTACGTGAATGGGGATAACAACCTGGAGAACCTCAAGAGGGACGAAGACACGTGGAAGGTTCGCCTCATCGAGGAAGAGTTCGCGCGCCTGATGTTTGACGTGCAGGACGTTTAAGGAACTGCATGCCCAGAACGACAACCTCCACGTCTACCCGCCGCCGCGCGGCCGCCGCCGCAGCGAAACCGCTGAAGTTTCACCAGCGGCTGGTCCTGAACCAATGGATGCTGGGCCTCTTCGGAGTTACTCGCTTCGAGGAACTAGCCGCGGAACTCAAGGGCGCTCATCTGGAAGGCCTGGATGAGAACAACGTCTCCAACTTCCACCAGGCGCTCAGATTGCGGTTGTTTGAGCGGAAGGAGTTGCCGCATGACCTTCTCCTCGCGTACGACCAGAACATCGTCCGACATTGGAGGCGGATCACTGATCGCCGGAACGCCGAGGAAAAGAGGCTTCTGAGGTTCAAGTATTTTCAGTACCTGACACTTCTGTTTACCGAGATTTACCTGGACCGCTGGTTCCGCGACCCGGATCGGCTACTCGCGGACCTGAACGCTCAGATTGAGGCATTCAACGAGGACAAGCCACAGGGTGACCGTGTCGGTGAATATGCGCCCGAAGATCTGCGTAAACTCGCCTTCTGGAATGCGACTGGCTCGGGCAAGACCCTCCTCATGCACGTCAATATCCTCCAGTACCGTCACTATCTGGAGCAGAACGGGCGCGCAGGCGAACTCAATCGAACGATCCTCCTAACTCCGAACGAAGGGCTCAGCCGCCAGCACCTTCAGGAGTTTGAAGCTTCAGGCATGCCGGCGGAGATCTTTGACAAGGATGGTCGGGGACTCTTTACCGGCCACAGCGTTGAGATCATCGAGGTCACCAAACTCAAGGAGGAGATGGGGGCCAAGACGGTAGCCATTGATGCCTTTGAGGGTGACAACCTGGTTCTCGTTGACGAAGGCCATCGCGGCGCGGGCGGCGAAGAGTGGATGGGGATGCGGAACCGCCTCAGTGAAAGCGGTTTTTCTTTCGAGTACTCAGCCACGTTCGGCCAGGCGATGAAGGCTGCAAACAAGCCGGCCCTGACTCAGGAGTACGCCAAGTGCATCCTCGTTGATTATTCCTACAAGTACTTCTACGAAGACGGTTATGGAAAGGACTACCACATTCGAAACCTTTCCGAGGAGCAAAACGAGGAGCAGCGGCGAGTTTACTTGACGGCTGGCCTACTGGCCTTTTATCAGCAACAACGACTGTATGCTGACCGAAAGACGATCTTTGCTCCATTTCTGATCGAGAAACCGTTGTGGATCTTCGTCGGCGGAAGCGTGAACGCCGTGCGCACAGAGAATAAGCGCGCCGTCTCGGACGTTTTGGACGTGCTGTTGTTCTTCGACCGGTTCGTCCGCGAACGTCAGGAGAGCGTCGCCTTGATTGATCGGCTGCTCAACGGCGACCCAGGCCTGAACGATGAGAGAGGGCGACCGATTTTCGCTGGCGCCTTCGGCTACCTGATCAAGCAGCACGCGACGCCGGCCGCCCACTATGACGGGATACTTCAGACGCTGTTCAACTCGGACAGCGAGGCCGCGCTGCATGTCGATAATCTCAAGGGCGCCGAGGGCGAACTGGGCATCCGAGTTGGCGAGAACGAATACTTCGGCGTGATCAATGTCGGTGACGAAACAAAGCTCCTGAAGCTCTGCCAGGAGCAGGGTCTGCCGACACAAGACAAGGATTTCTCAAAATCGCTCTTTGCGGACCTCAATGGCGGCGATAGCCCGGTCAACCTCCTGATCGGTTCCCGGAAATTCAGCGAAGGGTGGAGCAGCTGGCGCGTCAGCACGATGGGCTTGATGAACATCGGCAAGAGTGAGGGCTCCCAAATCATCCAACTCTTCGGGCGGGGCGTTCGCCTGAAGGGATACGAGTTTTGTCTGAAGCGGAGCACCAGGCTCAGCGACGTGAAAGCGCCGGAGCATGTGGGCATTCTGGAGACGCTGAACGTCATTGGTGTGCACGCCGATTACATGAAGCAGTTCAAAGAATACCTGGAGGAGGAAGGGCTCCCGGCCAACGAGCAGCGGACCCAGTTCATCCTGCCAGTCGTGCGCAACCTGAATGGCAGGAAGCTCAAGACGGTGAAACTGAGGGAGGGAATCGACTTTAAGCGCAATGGTCCAAAGCCCGAACTGGGGCCCCCTCCGGAGAAACTCCTCAAGTCGAGGGTTGTTCTCGATTGGTACCCCCGGCTCCAGGCGATGGCGAGTGTCCGTGGATCTGGCACCGAGGAAGTCTCGATCCGTGAAGAGAACCACCTCCGGCCGGATCGTCACCTTCCATTCCTTGATCTGGACGAAGTGTACTTCGAGCTGCAGCGTTTCAAGGCCGAGCGTGCTTGGTTCAACCTGAATCTTTCCAAGCAAGGCATCGAGCAACTGCTCGGCCGCCACGACTGGTATACGCTCTATATCCCGCCGGAAGAGATGGAGTTTCGGAGCTTCGACCAAGTCCGCGAGTGGCAGGAGATCGCCACGGCGCTGCTCAAAAAATACGCCGACCGGTACTACAAGAACGCGAAAAGCGCCTACGAACAGCAGTTCCTGGAGCTGCGCGAACTTGCGGAGGACGATCCCAACTTCATTCCCGAATACCGCCTCTTGATCGAGGAGTCGGCGGCGGACATCGCGGAGAAGTTAGGCGAACTCAAGACCCTGATCGAGGCCAGGACAATCCAGGATTGGAATTTCCAGAGCCTGCATGCGATCGGGTTCGGACAGCATCTCTACTACCCGCTTTTGCACTGCACGAGCAGCGCGATTGAAATCAGCCCAGTCGAACTGAATGAAGGGGAAAAGGACTTCGTCCAGGATCTGCGTAGTTTCTACGATGCCAACAAGCTCTTCTTCGCGGAGCGCGAGATGTACCTACTTCGGAATCTCAGCCGCGGGCGCGGCGTGGGCTTCTTTGAGGCCGGGAACTTCCACCCAGACTTCATTCTTTGGCTGCTCGTCGGCAAGCGCCAATACATCACGTTCGTAGACCCCAAGGGCATACGCAATCTGGAGGGCCGCAGTGACCCTAAGATCGCGTTCCATAAGACCATCAAGGAACTGGAGGTCCGCTTCGGCGACCCACTGGTGACCCTCGCGTCGTTCATCGTGGCGAACACGCCTCACGTACAGGTGAAGTGGTGGTCTGACGGCATGACCAAAGAGGAATTCGACGCGTGCAACGTATTGTTCCAGAAAGACGACCCGGACACGTACATCCGCAGACTTCTGGAAAAGGTCGTTTGCCCAGCTTAGGGGGACGTCGCGACCCAGGCTCGCCTTTGTTCGTCCCACAGAACCAACTTGACGATTGCCCTAACATGTCTTTCGGCGTGGGTTGATTCCATGGCCGCCCGCCCCATCCCCATGATCTCCTCCTGGATGTCCGGCGCGAGGAGCAGCAGGTTCATGATCTGTGTCAATCTTGCCCGCGTGACGTGGCCCAGGTGGGCGAGATCGGCGTAGTCGCGGACCTCGCCGCGGTCGACCATATCTTGGAACTTGATCGCAAGCGCCATCAGTCGCGTGATTCGGGGCAGGCGAGGTGCCACCCGTACGGCGCGAGGTCTGGGGGCGGCCACTTGACGTCCCCCGCGAGTGGGACGGGGCAGGACGGTCTCAACCTGGAGGTCCATGTCCGCCTCCAGCAGCGTGCAGGTAGTCACTGGTTGTTCGTGTTTGCGTGGCATAGATCTTTACCTTGGGCGTGCCGGAACCCGATAGTCACCTTGCCGGTGCGGCCGTCGTAGCCCACCTTGGTGACCAGAGTCCGGATGAGCTTCTCGTGAGCGCTCCACCAACCCCATCTTGAATGCGTCGCCCGTCTGCCCCACTGTGGAGTCATGCGCATGCGTGGACCTGAGATTTGGGCAAAGTGGCGGGAGTTGATCGCGGAGCAAGAGCGGAGCAGTCAGAGTGTGGCCGCATTCTGCAGGGCACGTGGCCTTTCGCCAACACACTTCTTCGCCTGGAGGAAGCGCTTGATCCTGGCGGGGCCTCATCCTTTTGTCGAGGTCCAGTTGAAGAGCTCCGAGAGGGCGCCTCAACCGGAGGCCACGCGCGGTCCGGCGATTGAGCTTCGGCTGGCCGCCGGCCGAAGCCTACTGGTTGAGCCCGGCTTTGATCCTGCTCATCTCCGCGCTCTTTTGGCTGTGCTGGAGCCTCGCGTTTGACTGGGCTGCCGAGTTTGCGCGCGCTCGACCGTGAACAAAGCACGCGCATCTGGCTCGCCGCCGAGGCGGCTGACATGCGCTGCGGTTTCGACCGGCTGGCCGAACGCGTGAAAGCCGTCATCGGGCAGGACCCCTTGAGTGGCCACCTGTTTCTGTTTC